TGGGCAGACTTCAATGGACTGCCGCCCGACACAACTAACGTCGGGCTTTTCCAGTAGCTCCCGCCTCCCGAGAGAACGTCTACCCTTTCGATGAAGTACCCGTTTCCCGAGGGCGTGACAGAGGGAGCGACGGTGGGGGCTGCGAGTCCTATCGGGCTGGCTGCGGCATCAACGCCAGGGCGATACATGACGGGTGCATTGCCGTGCCCGAAGAATGCGTAGATGTACCCATTTCGGTCTTGGGTGATGGACGGCCTGCTTGCCGGTAGGGCCGTCAACGCTGCGAGCGTCGTGTAGCTCCACTCCGAGTTGGTATAGGTGGCGTCGGGCGTGAATAGGTCGAGTGTGTACGTGCCACTCGTACCGTTTCGCCAGACAATCAGATTTTCCTGCTTGCCCGAGCCGTAGGTGAGCCGAAAGATGGAATAGATCGGCGCGTCGGTGGCGACATCGACCACCACTTCGCCCAAGCCGGGGCGGCTAGTGAGTTGGCCCGCCTTGCGGCATTGGAGGTTCCACTGTTCGGCAGTGACACCCGAGGGCAGGACATACGGGCTAGCCGCCGTGATGAGCCCCTTCCATTCATTATGTCGCATTATCACCCGCCAATATCATTGAGAAGTGCGGAACGGTAGCCCATGCTTCTGGGCGTAGGATAGGCAAAGCCTCGCGGCCTGCCCGACAGCGGCGAGACAACGTCATCTTCGAGGGCCCGCCGCAAATCCTTGTTGTATAGAGCGATAGCATCGGCGGCTGATTTGCCGGTGATGCGGGCGTACCACATCTCCGCGCTCGACAGGATGGCCGTATACATAGTGGGGCTAGCGTCGATCAAGTCGCTGACGGAATACTTAACTCCGGTGAGGGCCGGGACGGTAGCCGCCATAGTCAAACTCGTACCGTTAGTAACGGTGACAATCTTCTGTTCGTATGCGTATGGCGTCGTCGAGCCGATAGAGTCGGCGGGGCTAGAGGCACTGCCAAAGCGGATGACGGCCCCGGCAAAGTCCGTAGGAAATGCTGTTCCCGTACCCGTGACAGTAGAGGTTCCCGTCGTTGTCACCGTCCCTTGGCGGCAGATGCCCTCGAACCCCATGTATTTCATGGGCTGCGGCGTATATCTAAATGTGTAGTGGAGTATGGTGCCGTTGGCCGGGACGCCTACGAACCGCACCTGCCAGTTGTCTGGATCGGTGTCGCTTCGCATGATGGTGTAGTAATAGGGCTCCGAGGAACCCTTGGTGTTGACTTGAAGCTGGAGCCACTGCTGCGGCGTGATGTAGCAGTGCAGCATGCCAGCCGTGTCGCTGATGAGGGAGTCGATGCTGCGCAGGTTGTAGGGCAGATCGTAGAACGTCTGAGCCTGCACTGTGACACCTGTCCCGTTGGCTACGGGGGCGGCGTCTACTGTGATGGTCGTGGCATCAACCACCGACACTACGCGAGGCGTGACGTTCCAGTACCCGGGCTGAAACGCTAGAACCCGCCCTGCCACGAATCCAGCAGAGCTAGCGACCGTAATCGTCTTGTTGCCTGCTGTGAATGTGGCCGTGGTGGTAAGGAAATAGGTCTGGAGCCAGCCCGTCTTGGTGTGCCAGAGCCACTCCCGGCACTGCAACACATCCCGAATACCATGGATAGCGGCCTGCCGGATGGCCCGATGCTCGCCGTCTTGGGCACCGCCACCAGTGGTGGTCAGGAGGTAATCAACGACATCTTGGGCTGTCCACATGGCAAATGCCTACTTTTTCTTGCGGCCATACTTGGCAACGACAAGCTCGCGCAGCTCGCCTACCTTCATATTTGGATGATTGGCCCGCTCCCGCTGCATCATTTGTCGAGTAGCCCGCTCACTTAGTGCGACATGCGGGCGGGGCTGGGGGCGTCCTTCATGCTCGACTGCCCCCGACACTGTCAGATTGCGCATCTCAGCAACCTTCTTCACATCGGCCACAGAGTCCACCCACGCCGCCGGATCAGCGGCCCCCCGCTTGTCTGCCAGCCCCCCGGCGTAGTATTTCCCGCTGGTGCTGATCCCGGCTCGGCGGGCTTGAGCAAGAAGGCTCTGGGCCTGCACTGGGGCCATGTTGTCCAACTGCTGGTTGTTTAGACGGCCCTGCATGTAGGAGCGGTCTGTCCCCTTGAGGCCCGGAGGCTGCTGGAGGGCGCACATCTCGGCCCATAGCTGTGTTTCTCCCCGTGATAGTAATTTCACGTAGAACTGCACGACTTCGGGCCCTGCTCTTAGCACTGCTGCGGGTATTTCGATCATGTTTCTTTAGGTATTTAAGGGCTTTGAGTAACCCGCCGATGGTGTCGCCAAACCGGGCCAACGCACAGTTGCAAGACTTGCACAGCCAGCCCCGCACCTGCCTGCTCTCATGACAATGGTCAACGCAGTTACCGGGGGCACCGCAGATTTCACACCGTCCATTCGCTCGACGCACAAGCTCGGCATGGGCTTCGGGTGTCAGTCGATACCTAGCCCAAAGGTTGTGTCGCCGTTTATTTTGTTTCCTGTGTTTGCTCACGCCGCTGCGGGATCAAGCTCGGGCGGGACTTGCGGTGGTGGCCCCGGGTCGGGCGGTAATTCGCTGGGCATGGCAGGATCGCCCCCCGCAGCCGCAGCCTGCTCAACCGAAGGGGAGGACGGCGGCGGCGCAGCGGCAGGGGGTTGCGGTTCGGGCACAAGATACGGCTCGGCATTGATGTCGAGGCTCTCGGCCCAATCTCGGATTAGGGCATTGAATGGCCCAACGATTCCAGACCCAACTAGCCCCGACAGGATCGGCCCCAACGTCTGCACAGATAGCTGCATCTGTTCGACCTTGGTGGCCTTGTTGGGCTTGCGGGCACTGCCAGCCTCAACGCGGTATAGGAAGTCCCTAGTCAGTGCCACAAGGCTCTGAGACGAGACGTTCTGGCTCCACGCCAGTGCCCCCAGCGGGCCAAGCACCGGGGTGATGTCTTGGGGCTCAAGTAGCCAGCGGGCGGCGAGGCTCTCCCGGCGAGCCAGAAGACTCATGGCGTCTTCGAGGTCGTTCGCCATGGAGTCAGGCCGAACACTGATGTTCTCCTGCTTGATGTTCGCCTCTGCTGCACTACGAAATTGGTTACGGGTGTAACCATAGACCAACTCCGACAAACCGGTGCGTTGGGCGAACATCTCCCCGACGCTCTGGATAATGTCATATAAGTCCCGCGTAACCTGCGGGAACTGGAACACTGACATGACATCTTCGATGCGTCTGCCCACCAATTCGGACAGTTCAACAATCTTGAAACCACCCTCACTCGGGGCGAGAATCTGGTCTTTGAGCGTCTGGTCTGCTGCCTTCTGCACCGCCACCATTGTTTCGCAGGACGTTGCGATACGGGTGGCCAAGAAACTCATTGCCCAATTCAACAGCCGCAACTCCCCGATCCCCGGACGGATATGGCTGATGGGCCACGCATACCCGGGCTTGGGATGGAAGTAGAGAGGCGTGAAGGGCCAGCCCTGCGTATCGGCGTAGTACGGCACCGGCCATGCAGTACGGGTGACGATGGACTGAGGAAACCCGAGTTGCTCGTCTACGGGCTCCTGCATCACTTCGGGCGGCAGATTGAGCGGATACGGGATACCTTCACAGACAATCAGATAGACATGGGGGCCCAGGTTGTCGAACACACCCCGGTTCTCTTTCGGGCTGTCCTTGAAGCGGTCCCCGATGCCGGTCTTCGACCAGATTTTGTAGTAGGTCAGAAGCTCATTGGTCTGCTTCTTCTTCGTGTTCTTGGGCTCTTTGGACAACCGGCTCTTGCTGTCCTCTAGGTGTTTTCGCAGCTCATCGGGCGGGATGCCGTATGTCTCTGCGACTTCGAGCAACGGCTTGACGCACTTGCGAGCGCACCACAGCATGTCATCCATGTTGTCGAAGTCGGGGTCAATCAACAGGTTATCGACCGTATCGTAGTAGCTGCCCACCATACGAAGCGGTCGTTCTTGATCGTCGCCCGAGGTGGGCAGGGTGACTAACTCTGTCCAAAACACCCCCATGCCCTTGATGAGGGCTTCGTTGACCACCTTCTTGGCCTGCCGCTTCAAGTCCAACTCTTGGGGCGTCCAGTTCAAATACGCATTGAGTAGCTGGGACGCGATGGCCCTTTTCTTCTGGGCCGACTGCTGCTCTTGCGCCATGCCAAGTAGCTGCTGCTGCTCGGGCGTGAGAGCGTTGGGGTCCATCGGCTGCGTGGGGTCGATACCAAACGCATCGGGCGGGAGGTTCGGATGCTCCATGACTGTCACAGTACGCACCGGATTGCGGTGGTAAATGACTGCCCCGAAAATCTCCACCAGCTCGAACACCTTATTCAACTGCATGCGGAAAGAAGGCGGGGCGATGCTGGAGTTGTAGCCGCGTTCGCCACGACTGTAGGAGTCCTTCCACATCCAGTTGTGGTCGCCGTCAAAGAACATGCCCGCTTCTTTGGCGTCCTCTGAGAACGGTTTCTTGTAGTCCATCGCCGCCTTGAGCTTGTCTACCCAAGTGCTGGTGATCTGCCGCAGCGGACTACTTGGCTCCAGTTTCTCGACCATTTCTCACCTTCTCTCTTTCCATGAGTGCCCGAATAGACTTGGTGACGGGGGCGAAATCCCACACCCCGAGGTCATTCCAGAAGTTGTCCTGCTTCCAGCCCGGGTCATCAATGTGCTTGACCCCCGACCGGATCATCATGCCGTTAGGTGACAATACCGCCAGAGTCACAGCACTATCACCCGGGGGGCTGACGATAAGACCCAGTATGGGCCGGTTCATGCTGTTGTAATCTGGTGCAAATAGCACCGCGTCCCCGATGCTGGGCTGCGGCATACGCCAGCTAACTTCTTCAGATTCGTTTGACATATTACTGGTTCTCCCTTCGTGTTGGGCCTAAATATACATAGCTACCCCCCGACTCCCCCAGCCGCTTTTTTCTGTTCTCACGCCACTTGACCCACCACGGCTCTGGCTCTGTAGACCGGGACGGCGGCTGGTGATACCTAGGCCGATAGGCACAGAGGTATTCAAGTGTCTGGCACAAGTGGACTTCGCCCCTAGTATTAGGCCGGTCTGTGACAATGGCCGTGCCGCTAACGTAATTGACGAGCTTGCGGTATCGCTTGATTTCCCGCTCCAAATCGGGGCAGGAGTCGCGCAACACCCGCAGGATCGGAGTGCCCTCGGGCCTTATATGCAGGGCCATTCGGGTAGATTCCGTGCGGGCGGGAATATCATCGCACCCCGACAGGAAGCTCGCCCCGGTTGTCTGGCTGCGGATGTTGCGTTTGACTAGCTGTTCTGTGTATTGCTCGACGGGGAGCCTGCCAGAGCCGATGTCGCGCAACCTACCGCCATGAGCATCGATGATAAACGCATGCCAATGCTGGTTCTGCGCTTTCTTGGCGAACTGCTCCCCAAAGATCATGGCGTTTGACTGCCGCAGGTAGAGCTGGTCATACAACAGCCAGAAGTTGCCGCTGGGAGGTACGGCAGCGAACAAAACCGCCGTGACGGCGTGGCCCGGGTCGATAACGGCGTAGCGGCACCAATCGTAGGGAACTTGCCCATCGGGTAGCTCCGACCGATCCATGCCGTGTATCCGCATGTCGAAGCTGGGGTAGCACAGCACTGAGTCGGTGATGAAATCACCCTCGGCCCGCATCCTGAGAACGTCGTCGCCCACTGAGGCCCAGCGTTCGATGCTCTTGGCCTTCTCTTCGGCATCCAAGTGCGGATTATCTAAAAACCTGAGCTTGAACTGCCGGATATGGGACTTATCCCCGAGGGCCTGTTCGCTAGCGTCGGCCCGCTCCTTCAATCCTAGGAGTGCATTATTCGCGCTATGGGGCATTGCCGACCAAACGAACGTCCCCTTGCGGTCGATAATGCGGGCTTGTAACTCCGAAACCCACTGCTCATTTGAAACGTCCTCGTCGATGTGGCAACGATCACTTTGAAAGCCTTGTACGGGATCACCTTCACTAGAGAAGAAGTGAATGACCCACCCATTTGTCATAGTGGCCATCTGGATATAGTTAGCGGATTTGTGTACCCAGCTAACTGACTTGATGAGCCTTGGGGGGATCAGCGGCGGCGAAGGGCGGGCGTCCTCCCGGGCGTCGCGGGTTGGGTCGAAGGACCGCCAATCCCCAGTGACTTTATCCTTGACGATCTTGAAAGCCCCCCATTTAAACAGCATGGGGTACACCACCATGCCTATGTGCTTCCAATCCTTCCCTACGATCACCAGAATCCCATCTTTTTCTGGGTATTTCTTAAAGGGGTCTTGTCCGGTCGCCGCGCGTGCATCCTCAACGAACGTACACAGGGATTTCCCTGACCGATTGCCCCCAATGACGAGGACTTCGCTAGCCCTGCACTCATGAATCTCCGCTTGATTCTGGTTGGGATGGTAGAGCTTCAGTGCTTCGAGTTTTCTTTCGCGGAGTTCGCTTTGCAGTTCGCGGATGGAGTCCCGCTCGAACTTGGTCATCGTCGGCAGAGTGGGGATAGTCGGCGGCGATAGCTTGGGGTGCCGTTTCGGTGCCTTGGACATTGATGGTGGTTCCCTTGAATGCGGCGACTGCTTGCTGAAAACGGTCAGTTAGCTCCAGCTCAAGCTCTTCCTCTGACCATAGGGTTAAGGGCTTCTTGGCCCCGCCCTGTTCGACGTTCTTGCTGACTAGGCGGCACAGCGTCTCTAGGAGCTTGTTACGGGCAGGGCTACCGGGCGGGCTGTCGTAATACTGCTTGACCAGCATGGCCGAGAACCCGCCCACCCCGCCGAAATACTGAAAGACCCGTTCAATCACCTCGGCTGAGTGCGGGATGTTGGAGCCGCCTGCTTGGGCCGACTGCACATACAAGTCAACGCCAGCCGCCTCAATCTTCTTGAGGCTATCGCGCCGCCGCTGCTTGATCCGCTGGACGGTTTCTTTCTTCTGGGCCGCAATACAGACGCGGCACTCAGGGGTAAAGAAACCCTTGCCGTCCCGCTCCCGCCACCGGAAGAATTCCTTGGTCAGCGGGCGGGTATCCCCGCAGTTGGTGCATGTGCGATCACTCATGTCAGTAAATGATAACAGCCTGCGGTATCTCTCCGCAGGCTGTTATCGTATTTAGTTAGCGGGATGGTCGTGCCATCACACTCACGCCACTGCATTGCTGGCAATGTTGACTCGGAGCAACTGAAGTGCTGCCGTGGTGGCCAAACCAATGTTCTGGCCGATGGCGAGGCCCGTTGACCATGCCGCAACATTACCAATCGTAGCGGGTGCCACTGCCGCGTTCGCACCGACAATCGCTGCTGACTGTCGGACGCTGCACGGGCCCTTGACGACAAGCCAGACGATGTCGTTCGTCCTAATGGCCCCGGTCAGGTACTCGTCCAGTACGCCAAATGCGACCGCCGTATTGGTGATATTGGACGACGTTCCAAGTGCGGAGAAATTCTCCAAGGCACCTACCTGCGTGGTGCCCGACACTGTGGCGTCGAACACGTACAAGTTACCGGCGATGGTCGTTACGTCTGCCACATTGCTGCCCATGTAGCGGGCCGCAACGCAATACACCAATCGATCACTGTTGAGTGACTTCGTCGAGGGGTTGATGTCTTGGAAAATCTTGACCTGACCGGCGATTGCACGACCCGCAATAGGGCCATTGCCGTCAGTTTCAATAACTTCGCCACCAAGCAGCGTCGAGCCGCGAGTGAACGGAGGATCAGAGAACAAACTGGACATTGTGAGATGCTCCTACAAGTGGGTCAGGCTTCAGCCGTAACAGGGGCGAGGGCAAAGAAATTTCTCGGACTCTTAAAATAGAAGTTGCCGAGTGTCGAGCAAGCATATCGGTACGCTTGAGTCTCTTCGTCGAAGAAGGGGCCCTCGGCCACCATGAGCTGCGATTCGAGGCATCGGAGCTGCATGTTGCCGATGCTGAAGCCGTAGCCTCGGCCTGCGGGAACAGCATACTCACTTGTTACTTCCACGCCGTCGAGGGTGACGGTGTCATTGAAGCCCAGAGCCTTGAGGCCGTTCTCCTTCGACACCACCAGCCGCTCATTGTCGCGGTAAGTGTTGAGGAACTGGATATACAGCGACCTGTCCAGAGCGATCATGTCGATCTGCCCCTGCACAGAATCATTTCTCTTGGTCTGATGAATTCCTTCGCGCATCGCAAAGGTGCAATTCTTCGCCCAGCTTCGGCTAGCGGCGGCAGCCTTGTTAAGGCCCGACGCATTATAGTTTACAATTACCGGCGACCAAAAATCCGCCTCTGGATCAACCGCATGGTTCGGCCATTTCGGAGTGGTGGAGAGGGGAGTAGCAGGGCCAGCGACTCGGCCACCACCGTACACGCCGAGCTGAGTGTTCAGATCAGCGAACGTATCCGACGGGTAGCCATAGCGGTCGCTGGTGTTGCCCGAGTTGCGCTTGGCGAACGGCGACGTTGCATCGTCTTCGTTGATAGTACCATCGAACCCGAGGAACGATTCCAGCCCGTGGAAGTCGTTATCATTCAGAGAACCATCTTTGTACGGCTGGTAGGCGAGGTGCTGCTCAAGCGACTCTTGCAGACGCTCGGCCATCTTGCCAGCAACGTCAACAAGTGCCTGCTGACCCCGGTTCTCCAGCATTTCGCGCCGCATGATGGCGTCGGTGGCAACAAAGCCTTTCCAAGGAAGCTGGGGCCGCTTGAACATATTGATGCGGCTGAAGGTACGCGGTGTATCACCAGTGTTACCTGTCACACTTGCATTTTTCCAGCGGACGTTCCAGTCGAATCCCCTTCCACTCTGATTCATTACAATGTTGCCGCTGGACTCCAGCAAGGCGAACACCTTGAACTTGCGGAACGTCGCCACCTCTTCTTCACGAAGATGGTTGACAATCGTTGTTGCAATAACGCGCGCCCAGTCTGTAGGTGAGGCCATTGTAATTAAACCTTTGGGGTGGTCAGGTCATTCCGGCGTCGGACAAATCTTTTCGGAAGCGGTCAGCAAATGTCATTGGTTTCTGCGGTACTCGGCTATCGGTAGTGCTAACACTTGTACGATTCACCGACCGCATCGCCTGCTGTCGCAGGTAGTCCATGTTCTTGGCGTCGGCTGTCGGTTGTTGCTGCACCTGCTGGGTCGTTGCGATCTGTCCTTGGAGTCGTCGGAGGTTTTCCTCCAAGTTTCGGGCATGGGCTTCAAGCACATCCCGCTCCAATAACTTCTTCGCCATTTCCCAACGGGGTTCAGCTCCTTGGATGCCGTAACCCTTCATGTCCTCAATATATTTCTGTACCGCGAGTCCTTCCGCAGACGCATCCCCATTTGTTCCATTTGCATAAAGCCAATCTTTATTGTCTTCGAGGGTCTGGTCTACAAACCCCTGTTCCTGCATCCGACCGATCTCTGACGAGAACAATTCCTGTGCCTGTTGCCGTGCCATCTTCGAGATGATGGGCTGCAACGTCTCTTCTGGGTTGTCGAGCAATCGGGTAGCGAAGTTGGCCCGAAATGCCATGTGTTCTTGCAGTGCAGCCTTGGCATCAAGTGGTGCCTCGGGAGCAATACTGTCACGACCATTCTCGTCCTTGACGAGATACTGTCGGTAGCTGTCCTTCAGCTTGGGCGGCGTCCACGGGGACGGCTCTTCCGGCGGCTTCGCTTGGGCTTGCGGCTGCTGCTGGGGCTGCTGCTGGGACTGTTTCCACTGCTCATACGAAGGACGATTGGCAAGGTATTCGCTGGCAACAGGGATGACAGACTGATACTGCTGGAGCTGTCGAGCAACCGACTCTTCCCTTTGGAGGGCTTGGTAGAGCCGCCCTGCAATGGCGTTATCGTCCTGGCCATTGAACTGGGGGAGCTGTCGGAAATGCGACCAGACTTCAACAGGCGCGGCCGCTTCTCCCGGTGTCTCTTCTGCCGCAGTTTCGTCTGGGCCGGAATAGCCTTCTTCTGATGCCCCATCTGATTCGATAGCCTCGGGTTCCCCTACCGGCAGGTCATCGATCCCAACTTCTGCATCGTCGGCCATACATAGCACTCCTAGGGAGGTGAGCTATCAGTATGCCCAATGATGTAGCCATCTCACCAGCAGGAATTTGTTACTACAAATCCCGTAGGCTGGACTTGGGCGGCATCTGGTTCATAGAGGGCCTGCGGCGGGGCAGTGCTGGCTGCTCTTCGGGCAGGAGTGACTGACCTATGGGGCTGCGCTGCTGTCGCATCAGAGCCGCAGCGACTTTAGCACTAGCATCGGCCTGTTCTCGGGACTGCTGGATGGCCTCTAAAGCCTTGTTCTGGGGGTCAAAAGGGCTATATCCAGCCCCTTCTAGAGGCTCTGTAAAGTAGCTCGGGCCGGTCAAAAGGGACTCTAAAGCCCCCGTAAAGCCGCCTTCTTCTAGTAATTCCCTGCCCAGACCTAGGGTAACAGGCGTTGCCGCCCCCTTCACGCCACCAAACAGGGCACCAAACCCTGCCGAAAGGGCCGTTCCAGCAAGTGTCGCGGGGTCTGTGAGGGTTTCTCGCAGGATATTACCCATGCTGCTCTGGAATTGGGTCGGGTTCATGCCCGTTCGCTCCCTATACCCCCGATTAAACGCATCTGCCGTGTGATCCTTGTAGCCTTTGAACAAATCTGCGGCTTCTTCGGCGGGGCTGGTGTCTTTATTGTCAGTTTCAGAGACATAGCGACCGCCCGGGACGATGGGAGTCGTCCTGTTGCTATTGCGCTCATATTGCGACAGTTCACTCATCACTTCTGGGGGCTGTATCTGGTTGCTCTGGTGGGTAAATCCCATCAGTGGGTCTAGCCCACCTGTGAACTTGGTGTTGTCGAACAGATTCTTCAGCTCATTGGTGGCGTACTGGTAGTAGCCGTCCGACTTTGCCCCATGGTTGCCCATTCCAACCATGCCTAGGTTGGATTGGTCTGCATAATTGGCCCCAGTGACGGGATCGCGTACAGATTCGGGGTCTTCGGTGGCCCTTTCGTAGAACTTGTTGGCCTGTCTGATCCTCCCGAGCGGCCCGCCGAGGGCATCGGTAGCTGCGCGGGCATTCTCGTATCCATCCTTCGAGCCGTCGTTCGAGACAAATTCCGGCTGCGGGTCAAAAAGGTCTCGCGGGGCGAAGACATCAGCGACATTCGTATACATCTGCCCCGCCGCGCCCGCTATTGCAGAGGGTAGCCCTTGGAGAGGTGGGGCATGTTCGCCATCTGCGAAGGTTTGCAGTAGCCCGTAGGCTTTCTTGCGGGCAAAGTTGTCCCTATTCTCTTGGCCAATGTAGAAGCGGGCCTTCGTTCCGTACTTGGCGTAGGCGTCGTCCGCCTCTTCTTGGCTCATAGCCGGGAACGGATCGATGGACTGACCCTCTTTGAGGTTGTCCAGCACCATAGTGGTGTATTTCTTGATGTTCTCGTCTTGGAAGTCGTGCGGCTCCCCCATGAGTCGGGCCATAATATGCTCTTGCACTTGCGGGGCATCGACAGCAGTGCCGTAATCGGCCTCTATCTGCGGAAGAATCGTTCGCATAAAGAATTGGTCGAAGTTGGCTGGCACATAACCATCTCCCTCGCCAGATTCGTCTACGGGGGGAATGGTAAAGACCTGCTCGCCTAGGGTGCGGGCGACATTCTCCTTGAACTGCTCATGCTCGGGGATCGTCTTCTCATCCAGAGTCATGTACCAATCTTCAAGCTCATTGTCGCTGATGCCAGTGGTCATATCCCCTGTCATCTTGGCCAGTGCAGTACGGTCATCGGGTGCCCGACGCTGGTACTGGGGCTTGGTCATGGACTGAGCCCGCACCAAGTATGACCCGAGGCTCTCGCCGGGGCGTCTGACCAAGTCCGTCAATACTTGGCCAGCCCTCTGGGCATTGTCTGGTTCAGCCATTGTCCACCGAAGGAGGGTTAGAGTCGTCGCCCACTAGCTTGGATTGCCATGACGATAGGAGGTCACTGTTCTCCTTCCGCTTTTTCCACCAATCGTAGATGAGACGAATGATGATCGGGAGGATGAACTGGAGGGCTATGACCCAGACGAAACCGAACTTGCGGTCGCCGTAGACCAAGTCCATCTGCCGCTTGATATTGCCCTCTAGCTCTTTGAGCGCAGCAGTCTCTTCACCAGAAGCCTCACCCTGTTCGCTATCCGCGAACGCCTCAAACTTCTGGCTGGGCCATTCTTGAACAGCCACAGATACAGCGTCAAATACAGCTTCCTTGCCCACCATCGTCCGACGCCGTGGCAACTTCTGCCATACGTATTCCTGCAACGTCTTGAAGCTAGTGGGTCGTGGCATTTCATCTCACTTCGCCTTCTGCTTGGCCTTGGTGGGATAAACGGGCTTGTTGTTCTCTGTCGGGGTCTTGGTGCCGCCGCCGTACTCCATGGCCTTATACGCAGACATGAGCTTCGCTCGCAGGTCGGGTGGCTGGCCACCAACTACGGGCTTGCCGTCCTTGCACATGCCACCGGAGCCGCTCTTCTTCTTTTTCGGGTACGCCATCTTCGATCACCCCCTCTCTGTTGTGATGCGTAGCTAGATAGCTACTGGGTGCGGGTCGGAATCTCTACTAGGTATATGGCCGACTGTCGGGCCGAGACTTCAATTAGTCGTCGGAATCTTGGCCTGACACGTAGATGCGGTCACTTTTGGGGTGTAACGAAACCTCGGCACTTATCTCTATGGGCCTAGGTTTTGTCACAGCTTCCCATTGACTGACCTTCACCGTCAGCAGGTCGCGGTGGTCGAGTGTGCCGTCGAGCGCGTCACGCAGCCGCTCAATCGCCACCGCAGCCTCGTCCATGAGGTCTTGGGCCGTACCACTGGTCGGGGTGTAGCACCAACTGCGAAGCCGGTCTGTGATGTCAGTCATTTCAGCCTCTCTAGTAGGGATCGGAGGGTGGCGGCGTAGTCTGGCACTCTTCCACCCTCGCCATATGACAACTGCGAAAACCATTGAATCGCTTCCCGCTCCTCGGGGGTCAAAGAGCCTACGGCTGGACTTGAACCAGCAACCGGCAGTTTACAAAACTGCTGCTCTGCCATTGAGCTACGCAGGCTTTCCCGCTTCAGAAAGGCTATGCCCAGAGTCAAGGATTTAACTACCCGCGCACATTCCTCCAGCGTAGGGGGCTTGGGATCGTAAAAGTTGTCATCGCTCATGTCGTCCTCGAATTCCTAGTGAGTAGTTCAACTACGTCGCCCTGTAGCTTGTTCCTTTGACCCTCGGCAATAGACAGCTCCATCCGCAGCCGCTTGATCTCGTCCAAAGCCTCTTTGGCTAGACGGTCAGGGAGAGGTCGGAGTCTCTCAAGGATGTCTGTAGTCTCGGGGGTGTCTGTCATTTGTCGCTCATCCTGTGTGCGTGATTACTCCACTGCCAGCACTTGAGCCGCAGCCGGTCTACCTCAGTGGCTAGGGCAAGAATCAACTGTGCCGAGTACCTGTCCCGCAGATGCGGCGGCAGGGATGCTAGGTGGGCCGTAGCCCTTTCAAGAACGTCCTTGTTGATAGCCAGACTGCTATCAGCGTTGTCAGTCATGGGTAGCTCCTAGAGAACCGCAGCAGCGGGGGTAAGGGGTGTCGGTTTATCAGTCCGGTCCCGGTCCCGCTGCTGCGGTTGTGTCTGTGAACAGCATGGGGCCCGTACCGTCCAGTAGCTCGGGGGCCTTCATGGCTAGTAGCTCTAGCTCATGTTGCAATGGGTAGTGGCGTAGCATCCTTCTGGCCCGCTGTCTCACCGCTGCGGGGACTCTCTCTGTCATCTCGGGGTCGAGCAGGTCATAGAGGAAATCCCGCACATACAGCAGCGAACGGTATCTCTCGTCTGGCATAGTCATGAGCGTCATTGTCACGACGCAGTCAAGAGCTACCAGCAAGAAGTGTGGCCATATACAGCGAACCCTACTAACTCGGCCCAATACTGCATTTGTTCCAGATACCAGAATATGGAACAGGCACCGTTTCGCAGGCTCTTGAGGCACCGTTTCGCAAGGGGGTGTTAATCAAATGGGTATGGCACTAACCACTTTGCTAATTTGGATTTATTTTGGAGGGGGTATGTGAGTGGGGTCGGTGCGGCGGCGGGGGGGTCCGGGGTGCGGTCGTGTCGTAAGTCCGCTCCTGCAAAGGGTTTGCGTCAAGGCCCATGGAACCGGTTCCGGTTCAGCGTTCCAAAATGTTGCCTGTGAGTGTCGCACAACTGCGCCCATATGCTGCCTGCTGGCCGATGCCTGCCTGCCTGCTGTGCGATGCTGCCTGCTGTGCGATGCTGCCTGCTGGCCGATGCTGTGCCTGCTGTGCTGTGGCCTGCCTGCAATGGCGTGGCGTGGCCTGCCTGCCTGCTGGCCGACCATACCCCCCCATTCATACTAACAGGCTGGGGAAAACCGTCGCGCCCAAAACATTATCGGACGTTGCACAATGGGCATAAAAAAACCCCTCCCAGTTTCCCGGGAGGGGTTTTCTGCCGATTGTTCAATCGGGCGTCGGCCTATTTCTTTTTCGCCGTTGGTGCTTCAATTGCACCATTCAGCCGACAAGCGTCAAGGTCATCTGTGAACAAGGTCGAGCGGAAATACTTCATGTAGCGGTCCCTCCAGCGTCCGAAATACCCACCGAATCCGGCTCGCGCTCCCCGGCCCTTTTGTGGGACGAAGTCGATCTGGAGGTGTACCCATCCGCCATTGCTGACAGTCCATCGGGCAATGCCGCCACCGATCAAAACTCGGCATCGCTCATACTGGTTGTAGTCTTCATCCGGCTTAGGCTCAGAGAATGTCCCATCGGCCGCGCTCGCCGTTCCGCCGGTCGCCTTTCCGGCCGTGAGACGGTCATACTCCTCACGGGGAACTGTGACCATTTCCACAGACTTCGCGGATACTTTTTTCGCCATCGTAAAACCCTTTCAAGAAAACCCATCGATCATCCGGCGACGGACATCGTCGTCGGTCTAAAAAACCCCTCGCCCCCACTACAAAAGATTATTTCATTGCCTATATAGATAGGGGATTTTCGTCATTGTCTTAGGCTTGTCTGCTTGCCCATAGTGGCCTTGTCTACCGGGAGTATGGGAAGCAGATAGCTTTTGAGAGAAACCCCAGTAGGAATCGAACCTACCCGGCCCTAATGAGCCGTACCACGTAAGGCTATGGGTTAGAAGACTATGGCCATAGGCTTCCAGCTAACGCCTTTGGGGCTACATTGTGCGGTCACTTCTGGCCTACAAGCCAGAAGATTGCAGCGGCCTTTGATTCAAACGGGCCATACAAGTCGCCCTCATAGACTCTGTGGCGGTTGTAGGCTTGGACGTACCATCCTTCGACTGTGGTGTTGAAGGCCCACAGTGTGCTGAAATTCAGCTTGAATACGTCCCAATTCTTTTGGTGCAGTAGGCTGAATTTGGAAGCTTTCATCGTTGTCCTCTTGGGTGTTGTGGTATCGGTCGTCCCTCACAAAACCCCTCGCCCCCACCACTTGCTCTTGTTCAAGTACGCATGGGATTAGCGATAAGCCCTAGTCTCAAGCTACTTGAGGCATACCCATGCGGGGTCGGGGCAGCATGTGTACCCACTTGGGTATGGGCATAAGGACTATGGGCAGGTCGCGCGGGATAATTGGTTCGCGGGCCGTGACTTAGGGCTTGTTCTATGCCCCTATACACCTAGTCATAGATACCTTCACTACTAGCTAGATACTTGGCTAACCCCGAAGGGGTGGGGGCGAGGGAGTTTTCGCCGGGGAAAACACTCCGGTGGTTCCGGCGTCGGTCGGTTCCCGTATCTCACTACTCATGGGCATAACATGACACCTTCCGAACAGGGGCTCTCTGATCTCATTCACCAGCGGCTCAGTCAGCACCGCGATTCCATCCTGCGGCGGCATCAAGAGCTTTGTGGTGACGCAGTCTGCCAAGACACTTGTGGGCCTGACGCTTGGCAGCTCAACGCCAGCCGTTTGGCCACAGAACTCACGAATTACGCCGCCATGCTGGAAGCTCTGTCCACTGGCCTTTGCCCTGGCCCCGTCGTGTTCCCCTCTTGGGACGAAAGGGATGGGGTATGAGCCGCTATCACCTGCAAGTGGGCCTAGTCACATACGCATATGGGTATGACAAGCCTTTGCAAGAGTATTTCCTGCAACGGCATACGCCTAGGAAGAACGGCTACCCAAAGGTCACCGACTTGGTGGGCAGTCAAACTGGCGAGGGCTATGGCACCAACTATGAGCTGCTGGCGGCTATCGCCAAGTTCAAGCTGACAGTGCCCGGGGATCATCTGCTGGCCATTATGTCGGATCTCCCCTTTTAGCATGGAGATTGGCCCTATGTCGCAGCTTTGTATGCACTGTCATCGCAAGCTGCCCAAGGATCGGGTAGTGTTTCTTAGCACTTCCGGCAGGCCAATGGTCTGCAAGGGGTGCAGTGCCGAGCCTCCATTGATGGTGCTGATGGAGTATGGTCACAAAACAGCGGGCTTTGCTGTCATTATCCCCCGTGGCGATGAGCGCAAAGCCCTGCGCTGTTATCGCCGTAGCCGATAGGAGTTATTCAGATGGGCAATGTAACAATGCAGACGACTTGGTCTTTGGGTGATTGGCATGAGTATATGGTCGCCTTGAGTGACGATACGAATGGCCACTTGGTGTGCTGGTTGCAGAACAATGAGTGGACGAAAGAGGGGGCGAACCCCGGTCAAGTGCAGCATCTCATCAAGGCTGCACCGGAGCTGTTGGCGGCAGTCACCACTGTGAGCAATGAGCTGGGCAAGGCTATCAACAGTGGCAGTCTGTCGTGGAGTGAGGAGCAACTGTTCCTTCGCTGGGTCAAGATTCTCTCTGACTCCATGCACTCGGCGGCTGGCATCAACCGGCAGGGCATGGTGTTTAGCTCTAACACCATTCCGGTTAGTGAGATTACGGGGTGGCCCGAGTAGCTACTTGGCTACTCATCACAACAAGTAATTCCCTTGACTAACCCCGAAGGGGTGGGGGCGAGGGGTTCGATGGGCCGGTCGGATCGTTTCCGACCGGCCCGGTGTTTTTTGTTCTTGATCTTGACAAGGGGGTTCCAATGTCGGAACTCGACGGAGTTGTTCTTTTCACCCTGTTAGTAGGAGTCTGTTCGATGGCAAAGTCGATTGTTAGCAGCAAAGCTCTGGAAAATCTCCGCAAACTCGGCGGTGCCAAGGCGACGGCGGCGGTAGCTGCCCCTCGCAATGGTCGTTCGGCACCGGCTGCCCCGGTTGCCGTCGAGGAAGAGGAGGAAGAGGAAGAGGAAGAGGAGGAAGAGGAGGAGGAAGTCGCCCCGGTGAAGACGCTCGGCAGTCTTCGGGGAAGGCCCATCCCGGTGGTCGAGGATGAGGCCGACGAAGAGGAGGAGGAGGACGAAGACGATGGCGATGACGATGAGGACGACGAGGAGGAAGCCGATCCCATGGGTGACTTCACTTATGCTCTCTGCACCCTCATCGAAGTGATCCGCGACAACGCCGATGAGATGCTGGCCAAGCTCAAGAAGAGCTAGTCCAGCACTCAGGAAACCACCGTAAACGAAGGCCCACTGGTTGCGCATGAGCGTAGCCAGTGGGCCTCTTCGTTTTGTAGCTCTTGACAGACCCAGACAATGAGTTTCACACCCAAAGACGTAAGGAGATTCCCGTGATTCGTAAGGTCAGTAGTGAAGGTGCCATCCTTTTCTGGAAGGCGACCGCAATGCAGCGGCAGTTTTTGCAGGCTGCGTTCGATGCCATCGGCTTCGGCCACATGGTTCCCAAGGTCGATCAAATGCACTGCATTCGAGAGGCCGCTCGCACTGTCGCTCAAGCTCTTGGCTTGACCGATGACTGCAAGGTGGACATTCGCCCGCTTCAGTCCGACCGGGACGCTATCGGCGTCGAGGTTCGGCAGTTTCAGAAGGGGCTGAAGAAGAACCTCTACCCGTTTCTGTTCAGCCTTGGCGTTACCAAGGCTGGCGGCGTGAAGCTGCTGGAAGTGGACCCCAGCGTAGACACCCTGCTAGTTGGCGACCAAACGGCACTGCGTGAAGCAGCACAAGCTGAGTTCACCGCCGCACTGTCGGTGGTCGATGCTAACAAGGTGACCATGGCGATAGTGCTGCTCATCAAGAAGATGAAGGGCGTGCTGTTGCGTGATGGTGGCGGCGTCTACTTCGTGACTAGGGACAACATGGACCCCTATATCACAGTCGGTGGCCTGCTGTCCAAGCATGGCCCGAAGCTGAGTCGTGTTGTGTTTAGCCCCGAGATGAATCTCGACCTTGTCAAAGAGGTCAGTGAGTTCTTCGAGGAGCGTCTCACTCAACACTGCGATGAGATGCAGGCCGAGATCAAGGCTCTGTATGCCACTGGTGCTGCCCCTCGCAAGAACGGGCAGTCTCGTCGCATCAAGGAGCTGATGGAGTCAGAGCAACAGCTCAAGACCATGGCTTCGTTCTTCGGTCGCCCATTCAGCCGGTGCAAGAGTGCTATCGCTAGCACTCGGGCTGCTATCGGTGCTGAAGGTATCAAGATGGCGAAATAGCCCTAACCCCGAAGGGGTGGGGGCGAGGGGTTTTCTGTCGGGGTTCGGGTGTTCCGAGCCCCGACGTTCTTTTTCACTTACGCATGAACAAAGGTACAGACTGATGAATACGTTGACCTGTTTGAACATCTCCTACTTCATCGCACTCCAGTGCGGTGTGGCTTCCATCGCTTGGGGCGGTGTTGGCGAGGGGAAGACGGCCATGGGCATGGCTATTGCCCGGGCTCTGGGAATGAACTTCTTCTGCTTCGTGCCCAGCCAGCACTGTGCTGATGACTTGAGTGGTCTGCCGGTGCCCGACTTGCTGAAGCGGATCGTTGACATGCTGCCGATGGAGTTCATCCTCGCACTGACGAACCCCAACTGGTTCCTCATGATCGACGAAATCACAACGTCCTCCCCGACGATGAAGCCATTGCTCCTCAGTGCGCTCAACGAAGGCCGCATTGGCAAGCTTGAGTTCCATCCCACTACCATTCGGGCTGGTGCTGCTAACCCTCCCGAGCTTTGTCCCAATGGCTCTCCGCTTGAGCCCGCTCTGCTCAATCGGTGCTACCACCACCAATGGGCACTGCCGTTTGACTCTTGGTACGACGGCATGCAGAAGGGCGGCGTGTTCTCGCCCCCTACAAACCTGCCGATTGTCGGTGACTTCAGTGCCTATGTGCCCAAGTGGATGCGGCTCACCAGCAATCTGGTCAAGGCCAACGTCGGGCTTCGCAAGGCCAAGACAATCGACGAAAACGCCTTCGGTTTTCAGTCGCTTCGTGCTTGGTACAACCTGTCCCTCTGTCTGGCAGGTGCCGACAAGGTGGGTGCTGATGCCGATGTCCGAATGGAGCTGGCGACAGGCATCGTCGGTGAAGGTTGTGCCGTGGAGCTGGGCCGCTATGTCGATGCTATCGACTTGTACGATCCCGATGAGGCTCTCGACGGCAAGGTCGTCATCGAAATGGACGGCGACCGGGGCGACGTTCTTGCCTGCCTGCCTACTGCACTGCTCAGTGCAGCAGCACTGAACCCCACCGAAAAGCGGCTGAACAAGCTGTCGGAAATTCTTGTGACCATGGCCGAGAACGACTTGGCCGAGCTGTCCGTGCCGTCACTGGCACAGATCACGGAACTGTTCCCGCAGTACGAGATCCCCATGTCCCTGCTTACCCGTTACTCCCGCATCGTTTCCCAACTGGAGGGTTGATACCCATGACTTCGATCCTTCCGATTCCCAAGGGGCGAAAGCCCATCAGTGACATTCGTAAGAAGCTCTATGCTGCCCGCAAGTTGGCAGGGGCAATCTGCCCCTACTTCTACCGGACGCTTGTTGGTATGCCCGTAATCATAACTGCCGAAGTCCCGGTCATGGCCGTGGACAAGGTGGGCAGGCTCTATGTCAACGAAGAGCGGTGTAGCACCCGCTCCAAAGCTGACTTGGCTGCGATCATGATTCATGAGGTCTACCATCTGGCCCTCTCTCATGCCAAGCGGCGAGAGGATTGGATGGGTGGCATGCCCACTGAAGACCAGTGCAAACTGTGGAACATTGCCGCAGACCTAGCAGTTAATCAACTGCTGGCCCGTGACACCACACTCCCTGACGATGCACTCCAACTGTCTAGCCATCTGCCAGACTTCGAGTGCCCGTTTGCGGACATCCCAATGGTGCGTTCCGGCTTGACAACGGAAGCCTATGTCGGGCTGCTTGCCCCCTACTTCCGCAAGAAGAAGGCCCCCGAGGCAGAGGATGAGCAAGAGGGGGAGGACGGAGACGACGGCGACGATGGTGGGTCTGATGGTACGGGAGATGATGGCCAGCCTGGGCCCCAAAAGAAGAAGAAGTCTGGCGGCGGCACTGGCAGTGGTGATGACCAGCCAGACAACGATTCCAAGGGGCCGAACAATGACCCCGACATGGAGGGCAGTGCGTCTGACGGTGTGCCCAAACCATGGGAGAAGCCGTGCAAGATGGGCGACATTGCTCGTCAGGTGCAGCAGTTGGAGGAGATTGAGAAGGCCATTCAATCTACTCCCGGCAGAGGGGCAGGTACGTTGGCGGCAGCTATCGCTGCCCGTCTTCGTCCCCAGCCTGACCCCTTTCAGCAACTCAGGACGTTTGCTGCGAGGTCTGTTGCCAGCCCCATCGGAACGGATGAGCTGACCTATAAGAAGCTGTCTCGTCGGCAAGACCCCGATGGCCCCCGTAAACGGGGCGTGACAAGGGTATCCCCTCAGTGTTCGATCATCGTTGACACTTCTGGCAGCATGTCCAGCGGTGACAACATTCAGCGGGCACTTGTTGCACTAGCCGCAGGATTACGGCAGGTGCAGCGTCCGAAAGTAACCTGCTTCGATGCCAGAATGCAGGCCCGCAAGGAGGTTCAAAGCCTCAAGAACTTTGTCTGGCAGGGCGGCGGCGGTACTGACATGGGTCTGGCAGTAACGACGGTGGACAAAGAGGATCGGCCCGATGCGATTGTCGTGCTGACCGATGGTGAAACGGGATGGTGTGCCAAGCCGAGGGCGAGGGTCATCATCGCACTTACTGAGGAATGCAAGGGCTATCCCACACCACCATGGGCCAAGGTTGTCCATCTGTACCGGAATGGAGGCGGCTATGCAGGCTGACTCCATGTTCGCCCTTGTCTGTGCCGTAATTGTGTTCCACCTTTTTATCAACGGGAGTAAGTAGATATGGCTGGTAATTGTTTCGACCTCACCCCCTTCGAGAAGGCCAACGCTGACTACGCATATGCGCAGTTGCGTTGTGCCGCTCCCGAGGGCAGCATTGATGGTCATTTCCCCGGGACTCTCTTGCATGACATGCTGGCCCGTCACTGCGTGAATGCCCGCGCTATTGACTCTGGCCTGTCGGTGCATATGCGTCGGCTTTATTGGGCCCTAGCAAACGCCGCCTACCTGCGGTATCAGCTCTTCGATTACGGGCATGCCCTCAATCAGTTGTGCTATGTCACTGCTGCGCTGGGCTGTCCCCGTAGTCCGCATTCGAGCCTAAAGTATGAGGGCATCGATGACATTGACCTTCGGCACAGCAAAACGCTTGGGGCTCGCACGAACCACAGCGGCACCGACCCCCAATATCTCAGTGGGCTAACTACATGCGACGGTGAAAGTTCCACGCACTATCGCATTGCCTTCAAGGACATTCAGAGAGCTGCAAGATGCGGCGTGATCGTAAAGCCTAAGCCGTCTGAGATACAGTGCATGCTCAAGAAACTGGCGGCGTACTTGCCCAGCACAGTGATTTACCAGAGGGGTAACAGCAAGAATGCCCAGCCCTTCATGAAGACATACACCAGCCGTGGCGGCAAACGCGACGTAGAGTACGTCGATAGCATCTCATGGTCGTTACTGTTGAACACAGTGCGGCAGCTACCCGACCGACCGGCTTGTCTGGATGAGCATATGTATAGCATTCGCACTGCCTATGCTCGACTCCATCAACTGCGCTGTCAGTTTGCCACATGGGCTTTCGCCCAGCCAATCGACTTCGGTGACTTGATGGGGCAGTATGACACGACGCTGGCCTTGTATCTGCGACGCGGCGACACTTTGATGAGTGTGTCCACATGCCCGCCGTTCTGGGCGGTTCACTGTCAGCAGATCACGGCCGTTTACGTTCAGCTCCCCACCCTTGCGTCGATGGCAGACACTTTGTTCGTGAGTTGATTCGACATTCCCTGCCCCGAAGGGGCGGGGGCGAGGGGTAGTGTGTCGGGTTGTCCGACACCCCCCGTGGTTGATTGTTATTCCTATGGCCAGAAAGGCTAGTGATGAAGTTCGTAATCTATAAAGAGATTGATACCGCCGAGTTGATGGCAATGACCCGACTGCTGCGGCAGGGGTTCGAGCTGTCTGCTGCAATGCCCAAAGCGGTAGCACACAAGCCTGCTGGCACTGTGCGTCGGGGCGGTGTGCAGGTTATTCGGGTGACTCCCGACAAGCCGGTCACTGTCACTCGCCGCACTCGCCGCCATCGTCAGCTCAAGTGGACTGACGATATGCTCCTCGCCGCTCTGCAAATGCGGGGGACAGGGCTCAAGTGGCGGATCATCGCACGGCGTATGGGTGTTAAATGCACCGGCGGTGCCGTGTCGCAGGTCTGCCACAAGCGGATGCCCACCAAGACTGCTGCTGCCAATGAAACGGCGCAGGTGGCAAAGGCGGGTGCATGAAAGCTAAACCCGGGCGGCGGGGCAGGGCAGCAATGCCCGCCCCGCCCAAGGGGCTTACGCCCCGTGAGCATGAGCTGCTTGTCATGGTGGCCATGTCGATAGATAAGACGGGGGTCCAGCCGTCCTATCGTCAGATAGCCAAGGCGTTTGGTTGGACTAGCCTGAACTTCATTGCTCAGATGGTCAAGAATTTAGTGAAGAAGAAAGAGGTCACAGTCTGTGGAGCCCGAGGTATTTCCTACAACTGGCGTAGCTACGTCACCAAGAAAGAAGATGAATGACGATGTCCACTACACCCAAGCCCAGCAACGGGCTGATGTTCCATGCCCTGCGAACGGAGACTCTCATTGCCAGACTGCGCAGAACGATAGCACCGTTTCGGGAGCTGAGTCCCAAGATTGTGTTGACCACCCCTATCGCTGGCGTGACTGAGGAGCAGCAGGAGAAGGAGGACTGCCTCAAGCAAGCCTACTGCATGCTGGTTGATGTGCAGTGGTTCCTGTCGGAGTACGACGATCCCGACAACCAAGTCGAGGAAGAGAACGAAGAGGACGATACCACCACCCCTAACCCCGAAGAGGACGAAGATGAGTGCGAGTGAGAAGAAGAATTACAGAGTGAAGTTCTATGTCACTCGCATCCACGAAGTCGAGTTCGATTTCGAGGCGCGTGACCAAGAGACTGCTGACCAGATGGCCCTTGACATGGCCACTGACTGTCACTGCGATGGTTTTCTGCACGACATGATCGACGATAATGGCTCTTGCGAGGATGGCGATGTCGAGCAGGACGGCGACCCCACGGAGACTGAAACCAGCTATACCTGCATGCAGTCTCGCAGGGTTGCCGATTGGTGTGAGACTTGGGAGGAGGATCAGAAGGAGGATGAGGATGAGGAGGAGGTGGCCAGTGAGTGACATTACTCCCGGTGTCTGGACGGTGTATGAGGAGGGGGCAGAGGATGGGGCCCAAGTGTGGGCGAGGGAGGAGGGGGATGCCCCTTCGCGGGTTCATGTTGCCAGCCATATTGGGGACGCTGATGCCAGACTCATAGCGGCAGCACCCGAGTTGCTGGCTACGTTGATTGAGATGGTGATGCTCCGCTGTTTGGGCGGCGCGACTCCCGATAACGACTCGCCAACGCAAAGAGCAGTGAACGTAATCAACAAGGCAGAAGGGACAGGGCAGCAATGAAGCAGTTTTTAATTACATACTGGCTGGAGCAGAACCGGCTGCGACGGGGTGCTATCGGGCCATGGGCTGGGGCACACACCATGATGGTCACTGCCAAGACCATGCGGGAGGCGATGGTGAACTTCGCGCACCCCGCTGATTGCGATTGCTACAAGGTAGAGATCGTTCCCATTCACTGCGTCGAGACAGAGAAGGAGGCAGAGAAGGATGAGTACGAAACGTCCGAAGGGTAAACAGTGGACTACATGGGAGTTGAGTGAGCCTACTGTGCATTTGGCTGGGAGGAACACCACAGTGCTGTGCAAGAACAGCTACTACGTTGTGCTGCTCACCCGTCTGGATAACGTAGAGGGTGGGCAGGGTTGGATTCACCTGTCAATCCGCACCCCTAACCGGGAGCCAGTGCGTGATTGGCGGCACTTCCAACGTATCAAGGATGAGCTGGTGGGCCGGGATCGGGAAGCCATTGAGCTGTACCCCAGGTCTGGCAGGGTGGTGGATGAGGCGAACCAGTACCACCTATGGTGCTTGCCTGCGGGGATAGAGTTGCAGCTTGGGTTCAAGCAGGGTTGCATTATGGATGCCGACTGTTTGAATAGGCATCCGAATACCAAGCAGCGGGCACTGAACCCTGATGATCCGTATGCCCTACTGGCCATTCGAGATATGACGCAGCCATTGGCCCATACCCCTATCCATGGGGTGGAGTATTTGAATCCCGACAGGGCGATTCTGATGAGCGTTCTCAGGCGGCTCAGTGAAGCGACCAAAGAGACAGAGCCAGCGATTGTCGTGAGTGTGATCGACGAGATTGACCGATACCTAGTCCAACAAGAAAGGGTGAGTGATGGGCAAGAAGATTGACCCAAGTGATGTGGAGTGGAGAGCGCAGTATCGGGTGGAGCATTCGCCCCGGCTGCGCCAGTACGCCAACATCATATTCCAAGATTGGGATGAGTATGACGCACACCTGCGTTGGGTCGTGCGAGGTAGGGTTTCTGAGATTGAGTCATGGGCGAAGTCTATCGCCCATGGCATTACCAAAGGGGAGGACGACTGATGGCGAAGAAGAAGCTGAAGGTTCTAGACCTGCGGCAGATTTGCACAGAGGATGAGCGTAGTTGGGTAGAGATACCTATGACCGTATGCACGGAGTGCGGCATTGGCATTACGCGACCGAAGCGGGGCGAGTTCATGTATGTGCAGGGTGAAGATGCCCATGCGCTGATGGAGTTGGAGCTGGAGAAGAAGGGCTATACGCCCCGCTACACCCAGCATGTGGTTCCCGACTTCAAGGCGTGGCTCAAGGGCATTCATTGGCCAGCGGCGGTGAAGTACCAGAGAGTACCCAAGCCCGACACTGTGCCGTTTTCGTATCCGGTTACCTACACACTGGTGTTGAAAAATACCGGCGATGGGTACGCAGGCTGCACCTTTGCCGTGCTATCCAAGGTGGTGAACGATGCGATTACCAGCATGTACGTTCATGGCAGTAATGATTTATCCACCATGCAATCGTTGCTGGTAATCAAAGAGCAGTTGAGAATTGAGTTCAACAAATACAACGAAGGGAGAGAATGATGGAGATGCAGAAGTGTTCGATATGCAAGCAACAGTATTATGGGTATGGGAATAATGCCCGTCCTATCAACGACGGTCGGTGCTGCGGCGAATGCAATGACATGGTTGTAATACCAGCCCGCATGAAGGCGATGGATATGTTGTTCCCCTCTAAGCAGACGAAGGAGGCTGAAGATGGCATGGTATGACGCGGCTCTAGTGGGGATTTTCAATGACATCATTGAGACAGATGGGGGCTATGAACTACCTGCATCGGCAGGCAAGACGGCGTTCGAGTTCTTGGGAACACTGCGTGAAGCTGACCCAACTGCGAAGCCTATTCATATCTCCGCGTCTATAGAAACTCGGGCGGCTGTCGCCGCTCAAGACAAAGACGCGGAGTTCGTTGAGGTCTGCAAGGAGGTCTACCTAGACCTAGAGACTATGGCCGACGGCGAGTGGGAGGAAGAGCATTGGGTGGTCGAGCGCACTATCGCCCTGAGTGTTATGAGTATGTTCATTGACATAGCTTGGGCCGATACGATCCATAACTGCATCTGGGATGCGCGGCAGGGCGGCGGCTATCTGCTTGACGATGACACCGGGGAGGATGGTGGCTTTGATGGCGACACCTAATGGTCGGCCCCCCGTGTGTTATGGGTATGGGCGGCATTCCACTGCCAAGCAGGAGCTAACCCAAGAGGTACAAGAACATCGCTGCTATGGATATTGGGAGCGAACCCTGCGGGACAAGGGCGTACAGTGGGGCGGTTGGTTCTATGACAAGGCTCAATCTGGTAAGAAGCCTTTCACAGAACGGGAGTATGGGCGGCAGGTGTATGCTCTTGCCCAGCCCGGGGATCATGTGGTTTGCTCGAAGCTGGACAGGGCATTCCGTTCCCTCAAAGATGGCATCGGCACCATGGATATGTTCGGTGCCCGGGGCGTGGTGTTCCACAGCATGGACTTGCAAATAGATACCAGCACCGCGCTGGGCAAGTTCTTTAAGCAGATACTTCTGGCGGTATCGGAACTAGAGAGGGAGTTCACCCGCGAACGGACGAATGAAACCATTGCCCTGCGCAAGTCACAGGGCAGGCCATACTCCCATGGCTGTCCGATTGGCTGGAAGAAGAGGGGCGAGAGGCCCAACCAGTATTACCGGATAGACAAGGCCGAGCGGGAGATGGTGGAGTTGCTGAAGTATCAGCGGGACAAAGGGATGAGCCTCGACAACCTATCTCTATGGACATTCCACCAGAAGGAGATCATCTGCAAGCGGGACTTGCCAACGCCCAGCCAAGTGAAGTGGGCGTTGCTTGCTAGGCAGGCAGGCTACCCGAAGATTCCCAACTACAAGCAGTTCATCAAGGCCGTGAAGTCAGGGGAGATTGTCCTCCGCACGGCGTAGCTTGTCGATGGCCGATGATACCCTCTTGGCTACGGTGCGGGGATCAAGTCGTTGCTCTAGGCCCAGTTGTTCTAGGGTAACGGCTTCGATGAGCCGGTCTTCGAGCAGCGTCTTATCATAGGCCGAGAGACTCTTGAGGGCCTTGAGCGCACGCATCTCCTGCCGTGTGCGGTGGACGTTGGGCGATGGCTCTAGCAGGGACTCCACTGCTATGTATCTGCCGTCGAGCTTCTGCTGCCGCAGCACTGCCCGTATCAGTGCATGCCGAATGGCGATACTGAAATACGTAGAGGGCTTAGACTTCTCTGCGTCATAGGTAGTTGCCGCCAAGCACACCGCGTACATGGCAGTGCTGGCTAGGTCTACCCTGCGGGCCGCTCTCTTTAGGTCATCGTTGACCTTGAGGAATTGCGCTATCACTGGCCCGCAATATCTGATTGCGTCTTCTGCTAGCTGCTGCTGTTCGGCGGTGAGCCGTGTCATCTGCTTAGGCTTTTGGTGGCAGAGATAAGCTCATCCAGCTTGCGGCCTAGGCTATCCAGCCCCTTGGTATGAGTCTCCTGCCCCTCCACTATCTTGCCGACCATTTCAAAATGGGCGTTCAGAAGCGGCTGCACAATATCAGTGCGCGCCCACCAAAGGAGCAGGATCAGCAGCACCACCGGGACGCCGAATCTCTCAGCCGTCCGCAGGAGGAACTCGCCGCCTAGCGGGTTGGATTTGTCGTCGGCTGCGGTGGCTTCGGCGGTACGGCTGGACATGACTTGGCTCCCGGCGGGCAAAGGGACTCGGCCTGTGCTGGTCGTGGCTGTAGCAGGCGACGGCGATGCCGCGTCGAAACGGTGGAGACTCCAGCTTCGACAGCCATCTGTACCTGCCATGCTGCTACCACCAAGGCCAAAGTAACAATCAGTTTCTTCATCAGACGATTCCTCCTAGCCCCCAATCGGGCAACTTGTTTCCCTTCCAACCCTCGCCAGTACCGATGGCGATGAAATACCTATCGCGGCAGTCCGACCACCGCGTCCAGAAAGCACCAGACGGTATCTTCTTAGTCGTGCCGTGGACAGTGTCAGGGCCAGTGAGATACGGGCCCCAAGAATTGCAGAGGCATATCAAGCCACACCCGTACTTCTGGTGAGTCTCGGGCCGGTCGTCCGCTGCGATGGCCGAGATGGCGTGTGCCCAAGACTTGTTGCTCCTCTTGCAGACGCCCCAATCGTCGCGCTCACTGACCCATGCCTCGCCACCGCAAGTGCTAACGGCATAGCCATTGGCCAGCATGTCCCGCACTTCCTCCCATGAGTGGCAAGTGGTGGCGTTCTGGCACACATGCTGCGAGGTCATCTGCTGAACGTCGGCAGGGGGTGCCACCCTGCCCCACTTTCCAGCGGTCTGCGGATTGTATTCCGTTAGGTCTAGCCGTAAGTCAGGGTAGTTCTGTCGCAGCACTAGGCCCGACTTGGTGATCGCTACCTCGGCAGCAGCGGCACAGCTCCACCCGTCCCCGTCATAGCCTCTGAAAAAAAACAGTGCTTCGGTACTGAAGCAGCTAGATTGAATAGCGATGGGGGACAGGGCCGGGGCCACATACCGGGGATCGTTCTCGCCGTACATGAGGGCTGCACAATAGGACACAAGTCCCGTGGTGCGTGTCGAGAAACTCACGCAGTCGCCGCGTAGCTGCGGCAGTCCCGGCAGACAGCCGGGGTAAAGGGTCGTGGCTGCGAGGTAGGGGAGACTGAGCTTCCCCTCGCCAGTGTTCTCAAGGCCGTATTCTTTGATGGCCTGCCTAGCCAGATGGCTCTGGCCCCGGGCCCGAATGGCTTGGGCTAGTGAGAGGGTCGCCGCTGGGTCAACGTAGGCCCCGACGAAGCCCTTCTCGTATTGTTCGAGGGCGTCCTGCGGTGCTGCGAATTGTGCTGTTGCCCGATCCTTCACTGAAGCGTCTCCGCTATTTCGTTGAGTACGGCAGCAGCATCCTGCCGGATGGGCGGGGACACGGCGGCGTCGTCACTGCCCAGCCGCTTCTGGACGGCCCCCTCAAGGGCTTCTCGCAGGCCGGGGTACTTGCCGGGGTGATTGTTCAGCACGCCCCGCCAGACGCACAGGAGGGCCGCTCTGTGGGCTTCCCGTATCGCCAGCACAGTATCGAACACCGGCTCGTCGGCGGGGTCGGATGCGATGCAGCGGGCAAGGATTTGATAAGCCTCGCGGAGAGCCCGCTTATCCTGAGCGGTCATGCCCTTGGCTAGCTCAACTAGCTCCGGTATTCGGGCGACCGCCGGGATAGGGATCAGCGGGACGCGCAGGTCGCCGCCGCCGTGCCGGTAGACCAGATACATCCCGGCCATCGCGGCACATGCGACCATCCGGTAGATTGGGTGCAGGGTGGGCATATTAATTCACCCCCCCATGCGTGGCGGGCTTTCTTTCCCCGCCTCCCAAAATCTGCCACATGAGGTCGCGGGTGAGCGCAACTGCCTCGGGATCGCCGCTCTCATCCAGCTCATTGAGAAGCTGAATGAGGGTGTTAGTCCAGTGGGTCTGCCACTGCGTATGGTTCGCAACCGCCGGGGTCGGGGCCGGTCTGGCTGGAAGCTTGCGTAGATACTGCAATGCGTATGGGAAAAGGGCTATGCAGCCGATTCCACTAAGTACCAGCAGGTCGATCAGGCTGGGCATGATTGCTTGGCTCCGCTAGTCCTAGGAACAGTGAGTGTAAATAGTCTACTAGCGCGCCCCCCTCGACCGTCAGCAACATTTTTGCAGTCAGGGCTGCGACCTTGTCGTCCGCTGGGATCGGCGTCTGTGCCGCTGCGTATTGCAGCATGGCCATAACCGCCATGACCCTGTCCCGCCCCGGCTTCGACCCTGTTATTGCTGTGAGCAATGTGATAGCGGGTGCCCACTTCATGACCAGCTCAAACTGGGCAGACCAGCTCAACCCGTATGACTGACTCTCTGGGTCGAAGGCGTAGATGTTGTCCTGCATGAGCGGGTTTCCTTGGGGGGTATAAGCTTTATGGTACGGGCCTTTTCGGTGGCTACATATCGCAGGATGCGATTACGGGCGCATTCGCAGTCATAGTCCAGAAGGGAGCAAGCCTGCTCAAATGTGACTGTACCTACCCCACCTTCCAGCCAGCCTTGAGCCGCCCGCTTCTCCCCCATGGAGTCCTCTCGAAGCTGCGTCTTGCCCGTCAGTGCCGTGCATGTGCGACTGACCATGAGCGTACAGAGGGCCCGCATCCCACCCTCTAGCTCCTGCGGGCAGAGGGGCTCTAGGTCGCTGAGTATGACCTGCTCTAGGGTATCTGGGATCACTTGCCCTCCTCCTTCAACTGCGCCTTGCGCCGGTCTATCTCCCGGGCTAGATACCATAGGGCCTTCTCTAAGTCCTCAATCCCATTTTTATGGTCGCTTCTCCAAACGTATTTCACTACGTTCCCAAGATTGAACGAAAATCCTTCGGTAATAGTGATCGCCTGTATGCCAGAAGGGTGCTGGCGATAGTGACTAGGCGTCACTGGGGTCGGGGCTGGTTCCGGCGGCTCGGGTAGAGCCTGCGGTTCCGGCTGGGAGGGCCGAGGACAGGGCTTGTGCCACCAATTCTCGCATGACATTTTTACACCTATTGCAACAGTTGCCTTGACAGGTACGGTCAAGGGGATTCCCCTCGCCACTTGGCTTGGATGGCTCCATAGATAGCCCAAAAGAGGGCGTCGTGATCGTCTTCGGTGATGGGCAGGGGGCAGTCATGCCGCAGGACATGAGCGAACTCCTCAATCAGTGTGTCATCCATCACGGCCTTTGTTGCTTTGGCTAGTTTAATAAGGGCGCGTCCGTCGCCAATCAAGCAGATGCCGTGGCATCCCGGCAACCGATCCACGACCCTAACCATGGTCGGGGTGCGGGGCTGGAAGTGCCTACGGAGCCACCGAATCGTCCTGTGAATGTCCGTCGCCACAGTTCACCGCCGCTTCATATGCGTGTGCGAGTCGAGGTAGGTCTTGAAGCCGGATCGTCAGCAACCAATCTGGGCTGCGGTTGATCCTATGTAGGACTACTGGGCATTTGCGGTCGGCCTGCTCTACCGCCAGGGCCATGGCGTTATTGATATTCAGCCGCTCGACTCTTTTGATTTCGTAGAACAGGTCGGGAGTCTGGTCAACGTAGATGTCGGCACTCGCACCGCCCTTGGCCCAACCGCTGAACTGCTGTGTGCGCCTTCCACTCCAACCGAATAGCTCTTTGAGGACACGGACAATTTCAAGTTCGCCTGTCTTGCCCTTCTGTCTCGAATTTATGGCCATGACCTTCCACCCTTCTGAGTGCGATCCGCTAGGAATTTCTCTGGAATGGGACAGATGTCATACGGGAGTCCGCGCCGCCCCTTGAGTGCAGCCAGCCCTGTCTCGTCAACGGCACCGTCCTGCTCCCGCTTGGCTGCGAGCAAGCACCCCTTGGGAAGCTCACCGTATCCCGGCAGGCTGTTGTGGACGGCATGATGGCAGCGGCAGCACAGACACAGATAGTTAATCTCAACGTCCTTACGGCCAGAGCCGCCGACGATGTGGTGTAGCTCCATCCACCTGCCCCGCCGCTGGGCAGGCCAGTGACACACCGCGCAGCAGTCGTGCAGCAGCATGTATTCATTCGGGCTCATCTCTTCGTTGGCTGTCTGCATGGTCGCTCCGTAGCCAGCCGTCGGCCACCCGCTTGAACAGCCGCACATCGGCTACTCCAAGGCGTGTTGCAATACGGGCTGATGCTGGCGCGAACACGCAGAGGGTTTCTGGACAACCCCTATCCAGAAACAGCGCAGTGGTGAGGGCAGTCGCTAAATGACGCTCTCTTTTCTCACGCGCGACGAACTGCTGAAGGCAGAGCTGGCCGTCCCACATGGAGAGTGCGGACCATCCCCACGGCTCTAGGCTCGCGTCCTCGTCGAGGACAAACGCTATCGCTATGTGCAGGGAATAGGCGGCGGGGGGCAGGCTTTGCTGGTTAGCTACGCTACGGAACAACTCCTGCATTTCACTGCCGTGCTTGCACAGGTGGGCCAACTGTTGGGCCATTGGCAGCAGGTTTCTGGGTGGCGGGTCGAAGCACTGGATGTGCAGCATTACAGCACTCCCTCTAGCTCGGGATGCAGCTTGAACTCGCCGCAGCACACTTCCTCACCCACCACCGGGAACTCGGCATTAAGCAACTTGGGGTAGAAGAACGCGGGTGGATACCGGGTGCAGCGACCGATCTCCCCGGGCTTGTTGTCGCCCGACAGCTCTAGCTGTTCGCCCTCGGCCAGTGGGTCGATTGGCTGGTAGTGAACACAGTTACCGCAACAAGCTGGGGGCTGGGAGGGGACGTTCATTGGAGGGCCTCCCGTACACCCTGCGGCGTCATACCTACCCACTGGCAATGCTCAACGGGGCATTCGTAGTTCAGACACATACGATCCTCTGTCCTGTCTCTTACTTGCCTCTGCACCCAATGAGACTTGGTGTGAGGCTTGACCACGGCGGCGTATCTCATATCGCTAGACACAATCCAGTAGGAGTGGAACCACCGAATATGGGCTAGCTGCTCCCGGTGCGAGAACTGCTCCCACATACCCTGTGTCACATGGGGCTGACGCAACTTGTATGTCTCATCCAAAATGACCGTAGGGTAGGGGAAGTCAGCTTGATTAGTGAACTTGATCTTGCGGTGCTTGACCTCAACTCTGCCCGTGAACGTCATGTCGCCGTCGTCCTCGAACCCTATCACTATTTTCTTACCCGTAGTGATAAGGGGCTTGGGGCGAAGCTCTGCATTCAGCGGACGCAGCAGGGTGTATAGGAGACGCTCGACCTCCTCGGCCTGCCGTAAGTTTCCGATGAATACAGCGTCGGGCTTCACTAATGCTTTTCCATGAAGGGATCGGCGGCGTCGTTGTCCCTGTTGCCATACTTCGCCCAGCCGTTATTGGGCATCCAGCCGCCGGTCTTGTCCTTCCGCTTGGGGAACAGCTTGCCGTCCTTCCGCTGGCCAAGTCCCAGCACACAGCCGCAGTCCATGCACTTGCACTCGCGGTACGTATTGCCCTCATAGTCACGGCTTACCAGACCAATTCGAGTCGAGTCGCAGGCCCCGCAGTGCGAGTGGCCGAACACCTCCATGGCACCGGCCAATTCATCAAACACAGCCTTGGCGTCGGGCCCATCAACGGTCAGCTCGCAGTTGGATAGCTTGTAGGTAACCTGCATCGTCAGCTCCTCTTATTAGGGTTGTCCGTCTTTCTTAGTTGTACGGGCGTGTCAAGAGCTACCACCGACCTGTTGGTGGACGGGGCCGTCATCTACGCCACGGGCCGCGCACAGGGTGCAGATTGTGGCGTTTTGGTTGACCGAAAGTACGGCATCAATGGTTGGATAGTAGTCATATTTCGACTTCCTCATGCCCCCGGTAGACCACATTCGACAGTGGGTATCTTTGCCATCGTATAGATGCGCCGTTCCTGTCCACGTACTGGTGCGCCTAATAAGAAAACCGACCGCATGACCAATCTCTCTCATGGAAAACTCCTGTTGGTTTGGCTCTGGCACTATGCAATGGTGGGGCTAGACCGCTTCCGTTCTGAGAAGGCCCGTCGCCTCCTCGTCGTCCCGTATTGGGAAGCTCGCCCAGCCTTATTTGGCCTAGTTCAACACCACCGGGACGTAGGGCTATCACCGATCAGAGTACGGTTCCGTTGCCCGGTATTTCGTGCTGGGTCTACTGACTTTCGCGGACTAGCCGCTCCTGCGTAGGCAGGCGTTTCTTTAGGCTCGCGCTTTTGATTAACAGTGGCGGGTGCTGCGAGAAAATGAACCGCTCTTATCAAGATGAGTATTGTTTTAGTGGGGGCGGCGATTGACCTCGCGCTGGATGGACTCGCGCAAACCCTTGGAAAGGCTGGCCTCGCGGAGGGCCCACTGGAGATAGCCCGAAGGAACTTGGGTCAGTGGCTTGCCTCTGTGAGCCTTGCCGAACGGCAGGTATGAGTAGTTCTTGGCCTTCTCGACCACCTCGGCGGGCGCGTGCGGGTCGCGCTCGTACACACCTAGCTGGGCGCGGGCCGTCAACTGCATCCGCTTCTGAGCCGTCAGGGCGTCCAGTGCAGCCTGCTCGGCCAGCATCCGCAGTTTCTCCTGCTCGACCACCGCATCGACCTCCTCGGGCAACCTAGGGGCCTGCTCGCCCCTCTTGCGGGTTCGTCGTGCCAGCTCCTCGTCGATGTCGGGGCGCAGCACAACAAGAGCGGTGCAGAGATCGTTACGGCGGCTGCTGTCGGTGATGTCGAACACCTCGAAGTGGCTCTTGGCACTCGCAGCGATAGCGGCTCGACGCAACTCAGGGGTCGCCAGACCATCAACTACGCCGGGGAGTGCCCGGGTGCCGCGCCCGAACATTTGGATATAGGTGTTTGGCGAGGATGTTGGTCGGGCCAAGAAAAGCTTGCGGACGGCAGGGCAGTCCCAGCCTAGAGTCAGACACCCGACGTTGATGATGATGTTGTTGTCGCCATGCTCAAACTGATAAAGGTTGTAGGCCCGCTCGTCTGGCTCCATGTTGGAGTGGACGATGGACGCGACGATGCCTCGCCGGTGCAGTAGCTCTTGGATTAGCTGGGCCTGCCGGATGGACGCAGCAAACACCACTGACGGCTGACCGTCATGGTGCTGGGCAATCATCTCCGCGATGCCCTGCACGACCGTCTCCCGCTGCATGATGGCCGCTAGTTTGGCCGGATCAAAATCCCCGAAGGCGTTCTTGAAAGCTGACAGGTCGAGGCTCTCGACAACCGTCATCCACACGCGCGCGGGCACAAGCCAGCCATCCTCCACCGCCTGCCGGTAGTGGTACTCGTATGCCACTGGCCCATAGAAGGCCGTGAGCGGATCGCCCTTTGTTCGATTGGGGCTGGCGGTAAGCCCGACAATCTGGGCTCCGCACTCTCGGAACTGCCGCAGCATCTCAAGGCTACGGGGTGAGTAGTTCAGATGGACTTCATCCACCACTACCAATTTGGTCGTGCCAAGATACTTCTGGTAGCGGCCCCGGGAGAGAAGGCTGTTGTAACACGCGACGGTTACGGGCGCGGCACTGTAGTTAGTCCCCTGCTCGACACCGCAGGCCACCCCCCTAGACCTCAGTCGCGCCGCTGTCTGCGCAGTCAAGTCTTTGAGGGGGCTTATCACTAGGGCACCCTCCATGGCACCATCTAGTGTGTCTATGAGCGAACAGATGATCTCTGTCTTGCCGACACCAGTAGCAGCAATCACTAGACATGCCCGGGCGTCACTCAGGACAGTGACGACTCGGACTACAGCCTGCCGCTGGTATGGCCGTAGCGTTAGCAGCGGAGGGGGAGTTTTCGCCCCCCCCGCCGCCATCTCAGGAAACAGTAGACCACTCATACCGCTCAACCTCCCTGCGAACACGCACTCCTGTGCTAGTCACTCCAGTGACTACGCCGATCCCTACCTACCGCGACCGATCCACCGGCTTTGCTCGACTGACTTTGACCACTTCTGCCGCAGGCTTTCGGTTTCGGCCCGTATTTCGTCGGGACTTGGGTCGGCTGGTCGCCGCCCCGTCAGGCCCGCCTGCCGGAACTCCGATAGCAGGGCTTGCATCGACGGGTAGCCGTTGCGTAGTGCTACCCGTGTGATCGGCTCCCTCTGGCACTCCTCCCACAATACGTACAGCGACTCCATCGTTGCCTCCATGACTAGCTCCCCGTAAAATCTGACACTCGAACACCAATTTCCTAATGTCTGCCTTCAGACAGACCATTGCATGTAACACCGTCTGGTAATCCTCTTGCTCGTAGAACACCACTTGATGTGGGCTTATTGCGATGCGATGCGCAGCCTCGGCGGCGATGAGAACCCGCTGGCGAAGCTGGATATACTCAGCGGCGTCGATCATGCGGGCACCGCCCTCTCTGCCGCGATGTTCTCGAAGCGTTGCTGGGCCATGGCCTCAAGGGCTCCAAGGCCATGAGGGTTCATGTCCCCGGCGACGATCTTGTCCCGCACCCGGGCGAGAATCTTGTTGATGCGGGCTGTCGTCGTGGCCGTGGTAATAGCGTCCACGGCAAGCTGTTGTTGGATGAGCCAATCGCCATTACTGGCGGCGGGCTGGCTGTCCTCGCCCTCTACCGTTGTGGACGGCGGTAGCGACTCACCCTCGGCTTCGGCAGTGAGGTTGAGGAGCAGGGCGTAGTGCGTCCTTCTCCACCAGCCAATGTCTGCCAGCGTCCTGCGGATGTCACCGTTGTCGCGGATGCCGACGACACTACACACCCACTGGTCCGATGGGCCGTGGACTAGGGTAGCGGCCAGATTGATAACACCGTCGATGGGCGTTGTCTCGCCAGTAACTACCAGCCCAACCTCTGCACATTGCAATTTGGTCGAGCGGTGCAGCGATGACAGGCTGGCGTACCTGCCGAACTCACCGTCAGTGTCCTTCTCAACGGGCAGGAACGCCATTGTTGCTGCGGCCAGTGCCGTATACAGCTCACCAGTGTGGTCGGACTTCTCCCTATACAGAAAGATTTTGCGGGCTGGTCTAATACCTATTTCCATAACTAGCTCTCCTTGAAGAAACGGGGGCAGGGAAGTTCTTGGATTTGCCCGTAGTCGCTGGGCAACCAGTGGTCGAAGTCGATGCGCGTCTCAAGCTCGTCGAGGAGCCGCAGACAGCGGGCCTTCCCTCTGGCAGTCACAGAGGGCGGCAGCGTCACCACAGAGCAGTGGTACGGGTACGTTGTTGATGTGGCTATGAAAACAAGCGGGTGGTAGTCCCAGCCACATGCCACCATGGCTGACTCATACATGGCCGCTTGCATGTCGTAGCGGAACGTCTTGACGCTCTGCCAAAAAGACTCCAACGGCTTCTGGTCGCGGGTGGTCTTGATGTCCCACCAGCACTCCTCTGTCGCCCCGTCGAACCGGCACCGTACTAGATGTCCGTTCCAACGCCACCGGACGTTGGCCTCTTTGACGATGGCCGTTGTCAGCAGCTTGCGGGCGGCGGGGTTGGCAAGGACTTGGAGGGTCTGGGCCCTGAGCTTGTGCCCGTCAGCGGGCGCGAGCGGCAGAGCATCGGGCGGCAACTCTCTCGCCCACGCATCGGTAACCTTGCCCCACAGGCCAGTGCTTGTGGCGTACTGGTTGGGGCAGATGACAGCCCGCGCCCAAAATGCCTCGTCACCGATCTCGGCCCACGAATGCAAAAGTGTCCCGTAGGACAGAGCCTCGCCAGTGCGGGGCGGCGCGGTCTGTGCGACCTTGCGCTCGTAGTAAGCAACGGGACTTTCGTCCAGTAACTTTAGGTCGGAGCAACTGGGTTCCGGCCAAGTGTGATAGAGGCTTGACTCCTCTACCGTCAGGGAAATAAAATTTCCCCGCGATGGAAACAAAAAGCGGGCGAAGGGACTCGAACCCTCGACATCCAGCTTGGGAAGCTGATGGAAACCGCCCTGTTCCACCGTCCCCCCAAGGGGGCGTGTTCCGCTGGAACATCCTGTCTTTGGTGGGTCTAAGGTTTTTTGGCAGGGGTCAGTCCCCTCGAAAGACGAAGCTATGTCCACACACTCTTCTGTCCGCGCAGAATTCGCTCCTCCCGTCCTTGGCACTGGCACATCATCCTCCATGACGCTCACTGAGCTGGCGGTCGCTTATTCTGCGGAGAACGCAGCAAGCGGCGGCTATAGGGCAAATCTATGCAGAACCGCCCGCAAGTTCGCAGCATACGGTTTGCATCTAGTTCGTCAACTGTCCGCGACGACGGTCAACACTGCCCTGGCAGAAATGCAGCTAACTCCCGCCACAAAACACAACATCAGAAGAGAAATTCTGACGTTGTGGAAGTGGGCTTTTGACCGCGAGTGGTCTGAGAGCCCCCCTCTGCGGCTACACCGGATCAAGGTGAGGGCCCGCCCTGTGGAGGCATGGAGCATGACGACGCTGGAGCGGATGATTGCGGTGGCTGCACGGGACGAGACACCCGTGAGCCTCCGGGTGCCTCATGTCACCCGGAGGATGGTCATCCCGGCGTGGATCGGCTTGGCCTTCGATACTGGGTTGAGGTTTGCGGACGTTCACGCCCTAACCATCAAGAACTTTAGAAATAATTGCGTGGCAGTCACGGCGCAAAAGACGGGCAAGACGACCATTCGCCCCGTGTCAGAGGAGACGGGCGAAGAGGTGGGGCTGCTATTCAAGCACTCACCGGATGGGACGCTATTCAAATGGGCAGTGCCGCGACGGCGGGCCTTCGTCATGTGGCAGCGATTTCTGGCAGAGCATAAATTCAGCGGCTCGTCGAAGTTTCTGCGGCGTAGCTGTGCAACCTATGTGCAACGCAAGTCGCCGGGGCAAGCCAGCGACTACCTCTCGCACTCCGATCCCAAGCTGGTCTGGAAGCACTACCTCGACCAAACTTTGTTGGACATGCCAGAGGGGCCACCCTCTATTCGCAGGGCCAAATGACTAGCGTTTCTTGGCAGTCTTAGCTGACTCGCGGAACTGGGCGGCTGTCGGTGCGCCTTCAGCCCCCGGTTTCCGCATCTTTTCCCCGCTACCGTTAGCGATACGCTCTTGCTTGGCGTGGATGTTGGCGTACAGACCCTTGCTCTTTCGGATGATGTCGCTCATAGCCCTGCTCCTTGCGCCTTCTTCTGGGCCTTGATGCCCTTGATGTCCCTGTCCAATTCCTTGCCCAGATTGAATTGGGCCAGTTGCTCTGGCGATATGTATGGCAATAGCGACTCGGGGATGAAGCTCTGCACACTGTTGCGCGTGAACTCGCCAAGGTTGGCGTCCACCTGCCTCTTTGCATCTTGGAGCTGCCACTCGGGGTCAACGTCGCGCAACTTCACGCCCGCAAACGCATTCACCCCCTCACGCACCAATCGCTGTTGCAGCGGGACTCGCGTATCCATGAGCCCGCCGATAGTGTTGACCGCCCGCAGGGGCAGGGGCAGGTTGTTGATCGTCGCCTTGAGTAGTGGATTGAGTGTATCGGTACGGCCCGTCAGTCCTTGGTAGATGCGGTCGGCCCGCGTTACTGACTGCCCCAGCGGACGCCCAGTGAAAAAATCGGTGTTGCTGGCTAGCTCGGCGGCAGAGCGGATCAGTGGATTGGCCTGACCGAACACACTCTGCACAGTGCCAAGCAGACTAGGTGTACCGCCCGTGGTACGTATTAGATTCAAGATGTCCACACCGGGGATGTCTACGTCGGTTAAGAAGGTAGTAGCATCACTCTTCGGCAGGCCCATGTAGGGCCGGAACTCATCGGGGACACGCAGGGCAAACTGGCTGCGTAGTGCCGCAGGCACATACTGGTCGTCGTCACTCCGCTGTGTGACATTGAGCCCCCTGAGCGTTTGGGCAAAGCGACCTCCCGGCTTCGTCGCCAACTCTTCTGCTACGAACTTGCCCGTTCTACTAGTAAAACTCCACCAAGGAAACAGGGCCTTGAACAGGTTTTGTTCCACACTTGTAAGACTGCCGTAATCCACCAAAGCCCGCTTGATTTCCTTGGCCGCTTGCTCCGGTGAGTAGCCCTTCTTTAGCAATGCGATGTACCCACCTAGTCGGTGCATACTATCGATGGCATCACCGATCTGGTTACTACTCTGTAGCAGGGCGTTGCGTGTGGTGTAGTTATTAGTCACGCCTTGGATGTTGGCGAAGTCACCCACTTGCTGGCCCAGACTGCGACTGCCGTCTGGTATTAACGTCTTGAGGCCCGCCGAGATGGACACAGGCCGCGACCCGGGGACAAGCTGCGAGTATTCGCCCTCGACTGCGCTCTTCAGTAAGTCGCTAGTGGAAAGCCCAGACAACACACCGGAGCCGCCCGACTCTTGAAGGAATAGTTGCTTGACCTCGTCCAGAGACTTTCCGCTGTAACGGGGGATCGACGCCAGTGATGGTAACACCTTGTCAATCTTGCCCGCGAGGATGTTGGAAGCCTCTGCGGTGCTGTTGATGACTAGGTTGGCATCGCCAACTACTACCCAGTTACTATAGAGATTACTGTAACTATCACGAACGAAGCGACTCGGAAAGGCGAGGACAAAGCCCTTAAATACGCGCGTGTATTTATCAAAGAGCGATAGCACCTGCTTCTGCACTTCGGGCGATTCGTAGAACCCTTGTACCTTGATGAGTCGGTTAACAGTGTCTTCCGATATGGCGTACTTGGCCAGATCGATAGTGGCGGGGTCAGCGATGTTGTATTGTTTGGCGATGCTCTCTTGTAGTAGCTGTTTTACCCGGGGCTGGGCCTTGCCTTTGTGCGTTTTGAGCCCCGTAGCCTTGGCCACCATGTTCAAAGCATTGTCGGCCTTGCGGTAGCCTGCCCCCGCGATGCTGCCAGCATCCACCTGCTCGGCGGCTTCGCCCAAGCTCTGATAGATAAACTCCGCATTGGCGCGGCTCTTAGCAGAGTTAATGATCGCCCGGGCCTGTGCATTCGCCGGATGGGCAGCAAACGCCGGGACGTTCCCCGGCAGGTCTTTGTTCATACGCCCCATGAGACGGGCAATCTGACTAGCATCATTGTCAGACACCATCTGACTACCGTACTTGCTAGTGAAGTAATCCTTTACCATGTCGGCAACATTGTCTTCACTCAGCGTCGAGGCTGTCCCCAGCATTGCATGCTTGCGAATGTCGGGCAGTTCCGACAGTTCTCGCATGTCAACCGTACCGCCGGGAGTCATGTATTCCGACCGGCGACCCATAGCCTCGGGCGTGGTGGTAGAGAACTCGGCCTTGCCCCCACCGCTGCGGGTTTGGGGGCCTAGGTCAAACTCATCGCCATAGCGCGGAGAATACCGTCCTCCGAACTTGTCCTTCTTCATTATGTTGCCAGCGATACCAAAAGCCTTGCGCTCCTCGCCAATCAAGCGGCGCAGTTGGCCCCATGATCGGCGGTACTTGAGAAGCTCGGGTGCGGCCCGCAGGATGAGCTTGTCGTTGGCCGTGCTTTTGGTTTCAGACAGTCTTGTCAGAAAGTCGTTGCCCTCTCTGCTACTCAGTGAGTCGGCACCAAGCAGTTGCTTGGCCTGCGGGGAGAGCTTCACATCGTTGATGATCTGGAGGTGCTTGCTGGCCAGCCCCCGTCTACCACTAATCCGATTCTCTTCGAGGGCACTGCGGCGAATGGCTCCAACCTGCGATGCCATGTCCAGATTGTTCGTGCCAATACGCTTATCAAAAGCCGCACTCAGATAGCGGGCGGGTGCTGACCACTGGATGGCATTGCCAGTAGAGTCGAGCATATCCAGAAAGCCCTCGGCCCCCGGCACTTGCACGGCGGTTTGGTCGAACAGGCCAAACCCAAACGCCCCGCCTAACTTCTGATTGGCAACGTCATTGAATGTCCCACCTAGGGCCTTGATGGCGGCTTCAACGTCAGCTCGGGCCTTGGCGGTGTCCGGTGCCGCTGCGATCACATCGCTCAGGGTGGCAGTGTTCTGGGCGAGTCGAGGGCCAATGTAGGGACGAGCCGCTAGATTGCCTGCCGTTTCCTTGAGGCCCGCCTTCTTGAACGCCTCTACTGTGCCTTGGCCCGTGCGAGTGTTTCGAGCGGCCAGAGTGCCCAGCTTATTCTGTGCTGCTTGCGAGGCTAGATTGATAAGCCCCGCGCGATCCGCGATCTTGCCCGCCTTCGTGTACGCCTTGAGCGGCCCCCCAATGGCGAATAAAGGGTCGGTCACTATTTCTGTAGCCAAGCCAATAGGCACAGACAGGTAGCTGTCGAGCGACTTGTTGCCAGAGTAGCCGTCGATCCCGTAGGCCGAGAGTAGCTCCTCGCCCGACACGCGCTTATCGGAGTCCCAGTTGAGCCCAGAGAGGGGCTCTCCTGCCAGAATACCTCTGGCGATAGCACCCGGGGTGTCCAGTGCAAGCCCGAGGCTCTCAACAAAGCTGCCTGACTGCCGTGCGAGTTGCGCGAGCAGCGACTCCTGCTCCTCTTGCGGCAAATACTCCTTGGGCGTCCTGCTGCGGCGGGGACGCGGAGCATAAGGGTCGCCGTAGATGTCTCCCGGTAGTGCCACGGCATTACCTCATGGGATACTTGCGGCGGTAGGCTTCGATCAGTAGCTCGGGTAGCGACTGACGCACCTGCACAGGGGCTTCTGGCTGCGTGGTGAAGAGCATCGGGCTTTCGTCGGCTGAATCGGCCGGAGGGGCGGGCACTGGCTCTGCCCCAAACCCTAGGATGCCCGTGTCGCTCACTCGCATCTTGCCGCCGTAGTCACCCATGTCCTCGGGGTCGATCTGCTGCTGCGGCGGGTAGTCTGGCACCGACTGAGTTACCCCGTTGACCATCGGCACAAAGGCGTTGTCGGCCCGCAGTCCACCTAGGAGATTGGCAGCGGGGGCAGGCTTGCCGCGACGGGTGGTTCCACCAGACAGTCCTTCGAGCATCAGTCCCCCCTTTGCATGGACATGAGGGCCTTGGCGAGGGTTTGTCCGTAGTCTGGGATGTCCGCTTCCGTATCGTCAGACGCAGACCCGTAAGCCTGCATGATCATCCTATGAGCGGCCTTCTGCTGCCTCTGGTACTCATTGGTGGCCGATTGCTCTGGGCCGCGCGCAGCCTTCTGCCGCGCCCGAATGTGGGCCATGAGAAACGGTAGGAGCCCCTGACGTTGATACATAGGTACTACTTTACTGTGATGGGCTTGGGACGCTTCCGGCCCTTGAACGGCCCTTCTGTAAACACATCACTCGGGGGTGCAGGGGCAGCTACCGGCGGGGCCATAGGAGTAGCGGGTGCTGCGCCAACTGGGGATGCACCACTGGCAGCGGGACGGTCAAAGATTTGGTTGACTAGGCTGGTAGCACCTCGGCCTATATCCCCACCATCTGGTAGGAATTGACCCGCTCCTTTGGCAGCGTCCCCAAAGAACTTTATCATGTTACCGCTCTGAGCATCGTCGTAGAACGATGGGCTGATCTTCGCAAGCTCGGCTTGGGAATGGGATGACGCAGCTTGCATCACCGCCGCCATGTCCAAAGGGCGAGGATTCTGGGATGCGGCATGGGAGGCTTGAACGCGGCTGATGAAACTCTTGGTGAGTTCTGGGCCCAGTGACGCGGTCACGTACGGCTGTCGTTGCTCGGCGGGCAGGCCAGACAGTGCCACTTCTAACTGCGCACCCAAGGGAGTGCCGGGAGTCGGCACTTGGCCATTGCTCATTTGCCCAGCCAAATACGGCATGGTCAGCCTACGCTGAATCTCAAGCCGCTCCGCGTCCGCTGCCTGCCCAGTAAGTGGTGTTTGGCGGCCTGCTTGCAAGCCCGTAAAAATAACCATCGCCCCCTCTGCGGGCGTCGTTTCACCGGAGAACATCCGCCGCTCTACATCCTGCTGAGACTCGAACTGGCTGGTGAGCGCGGGCTTCTTCTTGTCTGCTCTCTCCTGCCGCAATAGGTCGAGCGTACCGAATTGGCCGCTGATTTGTTGCGCCCGCCGCGCGTGCGACTGCGCTTCAGCAATAAACTCAGCGCGACGCTCGGGAGGTTGCCCGGGGACATCGGCCCGCGCCCGCGCAATAGCTTCTCTTTTCTGAGCATCCGCATACTGCGAGTGGAGGTCATCGATCCCGGGCGGCGTGAGGGAGGCCAAGTCTTCCTGCGCCGGATTCGACGGGGCGGGCTTTCCTGCTACTTTGGGTGCGGCAGTAGCGGTGCCACCGGCAAGGCTGGGGAATAGCCGCTTGTTGTAGGACAGGGGGGCAGGGGACGCTGTGCCGACCTTGGTGCCCTGCGCCCGATCCATCATGGACTGCGAATCCAGTGGATTGATGAGGTTGCGCAGCCGGGGAAACAGCCCTTGGCGGCTTCCCATCCGCTCCATGCGGCGTTCTCGGATGCGGCTGATTAGATCGCGGATCGGGCCCATTGCAGACTCCTAGTGTGGCTATAGAGATATGGTCGCTGGGTGCCGACCAGCGGCACTAGGCTGCGGAGAGCGCAACCTTCTTCCAAGTCGCAGACCCCGCAACCCCGGTGGCCGTGCAGATATACAGAAATCCAGAGTCCCAGCGAATCTCACCAATGTTGCCCGCCGTTGCAGCGGAAGTCGGGGAACTGGCTGTACGAATGCGTATAGAACTGCCACTCACATCCAACTGGTTGGTGGGGGTTGATGTACCGATCCCGATATTGCCAGCGAAGTAGGACTGCGCGGTCGCGTCAGAATAGATGGCCCAATTGCTTGCGCTTGCGGACGATGGGTTGACGATCCGCACTGCGTAGTTATATGCGGCACCATAGGCATTGGCATAAAAACCAGTATTGTAACCCGAGGAAGCCGTTCCAACCGATTGGGCCATCACGGCATAGGTGACTGCGTTGCCCGTGTTGGACATGAAGGCGTTTATTCCCTGCGAATTCCCGGTCGTCAAAATCGCTGGCATCACCTCCAGCGATGATGCTGGGGCTGTAGTTCCGATACCGACTCTGCCACCGAAGTAGTTTTGGGCCGTGCCGCCGCAGTAAAGATTCCAGCACCCCGTGGCGGCGGCGATATTGCCAACGAAGCCGTAATTGTTTGTGGCCTGCGTCATGCTGGACTCGGCCAGAAACCCAATGTGCGAGGTGATGGTGGACCCCGCCCCCTTGCTATTAAATCCAGAATAGAAGCTGACAAGCTGCGCGAGGGTAAAAGCCGCTGCCGTCGTGGAGGGGTACGCGAGGAAACTGCGCGCCGAGCTGGTCACATCAGCGGCAACGTAGGAGTCACAGACGACAGCGTTCGAGCCGACCGCCCCGGTGATAGCCCCATAGACCCGCAGCCGAGGCCCCGTCGCGATAGTGGCCGTGCCGATGCTTACGGTGTCTGTCCCCGTATACACCCCAAGCCCGCTCAGTGCGGCCTGCGTAGACGCCACCACTGTTGTTCTAGATGTTACGCCGCTAATCACGGCGGCTACAGTGCTGGCCCCCGTCACTGTTCCTGCGGGCAGTCCACTAATCTTTACGTCGGGCATGGCGTCCTCTTGCTCTCAGTACGTGTGTCTTTACGCTTGATAAACCAATGATTGCAGCACAGACTGCGGATCGCCGCCAAGCTGCGCAGTTACAGCTCCCTCTGCACCGGCCTGCGTCCAATCTCCAATCGCGTCATACCCAGTTCCGCGATAAATAACCATAAGCCGCAGGGCAGGATGCAGTCGGGCGAACACAATCCGGCGAGCGGTGTCGTCAATCCAGACGGGATCAAGATGCTCAAGTGTCATTTGTGCGGCACCTACGGTCAGCGTCACGGGCGTAGCTAGTTCCATGAGTATTCCTTAATTATGGCCAAGTGACTTGCAACGCATCGTAGTTGCTGTGGGAGTAAATGTGCAGCGACCCCGGCGTGAATGACGAGGTGCCGTTCGTAGCCGTAAACGGCCACTTAACTACGGCTATGGCGCGGTAATACTTAGTGCCCGTGCTGGGGAAAATCTCGTATCCGCCCACATAGAACGATCCGCGATAGCCAGTGCTGGACAGGTCTGACCAGTTGGCCGCGTCGGTATATCCGCTGGTTGCCACCTGCACCTTGACGGTGACATCGTTTCCCGAGAACCAACTCATGTCGATTCCGCCGTAAGAGTAGTCGTTGATGTCCACCTTGACAGACTCCGTAGAGCCGGGAGACATCGTCTGCGGCTGGCCGTAGTTTGCCCCGCCGCCATTGCTCCCGTTGTACCAATTGGGATATGGCTGGTGGGCGTTTTGCAGGCACAGGAATCGCACTGCCTGCGTATAGGTCGGACTGCCGCCGGATACCGCAACGGCACAGCGAATCTGGACGCTAGGAGAGTAATCGAAGTCCCAGTATCCGATGGTGCCTGTGATGTAGTCGGAACTCAGGACTACCGATGATGAGGTCTTATCTGGCAGGTTTCGCCACTGATTTGTGTAGTCACTGTTCGGGTAGTCAGGTCCGTACCACTGCCACTGGTAGGTCAGTGAGCCGCCGCCACCAGTAGCCGTTACGGAGAGGGTTCCCGTAGCACTGTTAGTGCCAGTGTAGGTGTTGAGTGGCTGTTGCGTGATGTTGATGGGTTCGCTTGGCGTGACGGTGCCCGATGTTACATAGTCGCCAGTGCCCACACTATTGACTGCGGCAACGCGGACGAGGTATCCCGTGAGGTTGGTCAGTCCCGTAATAGTCGCGGACGCGGCGGTGCTGGTGCCATCCGCGAACGTCGTCCAGCTTGAGCCCGCGTTACTGGAATACTGAACGACATAGTCAGTGATCGCCGCGCCGCCGGTGCGCGCAGGAGCCGTCCAAGTGAGGGCAATCTGCGCGTTGCCACCCGTTCCGACCAAATTGGTGGGTGCGTCGGGGGCGAGGTTTGGTCCGGTGTCGGGGAACGCAACAGTAGGGGCCGAGAAGGATGCGCTATAGCGACCCACGCCGACAGTGTACCTGACCTCGTCTGCGAACCCGCCAACCTTCGCCCAGCGGTATCCAAACAGGGACATGCCTATGTTGTGATACTGAGAAGCTCCAGATGGAAAATTCCACACGCATGGATCGGCTACAGAGGTAGCCGTCGTGTCGAAGGCGCGCGCGGGAGAGTCGGGCGACATGCTAGTGGTGCCAAGGGTTGCTAACGCACCATTGATGAAAACGCGAGTTACGCCACCAGTGCGACTAACCGCGTAATGCGTCCACTGACCCACTTGGGCTGTGATGTCTACAGCCCAGCGGTAATTTTCGTGATACGGGTAGTCGGTCTGCCGCCGCCAGCATGTCAGCACCACAGCCCACTGGCCGTTTTGTGTTTTCTGGAGCCTGTCGATGTAGATTACCGGTCGCCCCGCTTCGTCGCTCTCCGTAGACCACACAGCCCCGGTCGGCATCGTCTGATTCGTGTCAGCCGTTCCGATGTGGTTTCCCCACCACTCGAAAGTGAAGTCGCCAGTGCCAGCATTTAGGCCAAGGTCGCGGGCACCGAGCGGAAACGGAGGATTGCCGCTATAGTCGGAGGTGGTGCTTAAGTGCAGGCATGCAGTGCCGCCAGCAGGGCTTTGGTCTGCGGCATCTGTGGTCAGCGTTCCTCCCGCAAAATAGGCGAACCTCTGGAATGGCGAACTATCGGTAAGACCAGATTCGCCATTTGCGGTATTTATGCCGTCAAAGTGCAACAGTAGAGCCACCTTCTGGTAGTACGGGTCGCCTACAGTCTGCGGCGTGGCACTGACTGACCCGCTGTACGGGCCTTGGCCCGCAGGATTGACCGCTGCGACCCGGAAGCCATAGGCAGTGCCATTGGTCAGTCCGGTCTTGGTATAGCTAGTGCTGGCAGAGCCAGTGCTGACAGTCGATGCAGACCCACCGGCTGGAGTCCACTCGACGACATAGCCAGTGATGGATGCACCGCCATTGCTTGCCGGGGCAGACCATGAGAGCGGAACAGAGGAGTCTGCGTTTGATGTAGCCGCCAAAGCGGTTGGGGCACCGGGAACGGTACGGGGTGTAACACTGACGGCACTGCCGTATGGGCCTTGGCCCGCAGCATTCACAGCGGCAACCCTAATAGATTGAGCAACGGCGTTCGTGATAGTCGAGTTGCCAGAGTTCAGTTGGAACGAAGTGCTTGCCGAGCCGGTGCCCGAGGTCTGGGCGGAGCCGCCCGCCGGGGTGTATTCCACTACGTATCCGGTTATGGATGCGCCACCATCGCTGGCAGGGGCAGACCATGTAAGCGACGCCGTCCCGTCACCGGCAGTGCCAGACAGGGCTGTTGGGGCACCGGGGCTGACTGCGCCGGGAATGGAATCGCTATAGTCTTGCTCGCCTTGGCCGATGACGTTGGCGGCAGCGATCCGCACTTGGTAGCTCACGCCCGCCGTCAGTCCAGTGGCCGTGAACGGCGATGTGTCATAGGTAGCCGACTCATACACAGTCGCACTTGTGGACTGATTTATGACACGAATCTTGTAGCCCAAAACAGACGAGCCGCCGTTACTGGCAGGAGCAGTCCACGTAAGACGCAGCGATGTGGGGCCCGCAATGTCGAGGAAGTAATTCTGCACTCTGGACGGCGGGAACAGGGACGGCAGCGCAGATGGAATCTTGCGCAGTTCTTGGACCTGTGACATTGGGATGCTGCCACCCAGCTCGACCATGCGAGTAGGCGTCAGCGTATCCGCAGCATCGGGACTTCCATTCCGATGGCCCGCATTACTCTTAGGCATCAGAAACAGTCCTCGTAGCTAATGAACAGGGTAATGGCCGATGCGGCACCGGCTGCTGCGGCAATGGTGTCGCCGGGTTCGAGGTACAGCGCATCGTCAAGGCTGGCGATGTTGTAGATAGAATTGCGAATGACAGACGCCTCGAAAACCATAGGGTATGTCACGCCCCCCCGCACAAGGTTGAGCGTAGCACTCTGCGTAATGGCCGTTCGATTGGTGACGAACATAGCGCGGACGCGGACAGAGCGAACTTCACCGCCGCCGACGCTGACGATGTTCTGCGACGAGGTGGTGAGCGCGGTCACTGTCATCTTGCCATTGACGGTAGTGGTCGATGCGTTGAGATTCGGTACTGCCATGAGTGCTACCTGTTACTAGAAGAAGCGGAAGTTGATGAAGTCGAAATACGTGATAGTGCTGGTCGAAATATCCGTCTGCTCACAGATCAGATAGTCATTGGTTTCCGTAGTGATCCGATCCGGCGGCGAACCTTCTGTCCCTAAGTAGAAGGCGACGACGGCAACAATGACCTTCTTTTTTCTTGGCCGCAGCTTGCGATGGTCTTGTGGCATGGCATGGCTACGACTTGGTGGAAATGGTGAATGTGGCGGTGCCCGTCGCAGTAATCATCTTAACAAATGGGGCCGCGAACAGCTCTGAAGGAAGTTCGTAGGCACAATTTGGAGCGACTGTAACGCTGACTGCGGTATTGGTTGCGTCGCGTAGCTCGAAGCCCGTGCCGTCCGCAGTCCCTAAGACATAGAACTTCACCACCACAGCAGTGCTTCCGGTGGTGGCAGTGCATCTCAGAACAGCACCTACCGCCGTATTGAGGCTGAAGGCGTCCGCAGCCCCAACCGTTGTTGCTGCACCAACAGGATTAGTAAACGTCTCAGTGACTCGGGCAATATGCGTGATGGCCATTGGGACTACCTAGGGGGTTACTTCTTGAGAAATCGGCGGTAATCGTCTGGTGGTAATTGCTGTAGCTTTTGTTCGTCGTCTTCCTCGTCGATAGGGAACGGAACGGGCGGTGTGCCGCCCGGGGGCGGCGGCGGGGATGCCGGTGGCATGTTGCCGATGTCTGGGGGCAACGGCGGCTGGCCCGGGGGTGGAGTTCGCCCCATCTCGGCTAGCTTATTAAGAGCGTACAAGGCAGCAGCCCCGCCAGCGACCATGCCTGTCGGGGAGTGGAAAAGACCCGTCAATCCGAGTCGCCCGAGAGTTACCACTGGATCGTACTGGCCAAACCTTGGCTCCGTACCCTCATTCACAGGAGGGGGCGGGTCATTAGCTGTAGTCGCCCTCTTTTTGGGCGTCGGAGCTTCCGGCAGTGGGCCTAATGGCTTCGAGTAGGTCTGCTTCGCGGGGTCGCGCGGCTGCTGCTTCTTCTTTCGCTGCTTCTCAACTTCGATGGGCGCGGGAGTGGTATCTGGCGGGGTGTTTGTATCAGCGGCTTTCTTGCGGCCCCTCTTGGGCACTACGATTGGTTTTGGTGGCAGGGGGCCTAAATCCGCATCCGTAGAAATAGGATCGGGGTTGCGGGCCCTATCTAGTGCTTCCCCAAGGGCGGTCACATCCATGGCTTTGACCATGGGGGCGACTGCGGACACATCAGCGTTAGGGTCGGCAGCTTTGGCCTGATCGACCAGCAACTTGGTCAGATCAGTCCGCATATTCTTGGTGACTTGATTGCTCTGCCGGTCCCCCGTGATCGCGTCCCCTAGGTTCAGCGGCGGGGGCGTGGTGTTCTTCGGAGGTGTCGGAACTTTTGGTTTAGGTGGTTTACGTGGGGCCATGGCCGGTCAAGTCCTTGCGAGGATGCGACGGAGAAGGGGACTCATCTGCTGGTCGGGCATTCCCATAAGCATTTCTGCACCGTACTGCTCTGGAATACCCATCTGACTAAGGTCGAGCGGGGGCGGTACTGGCCGCTTCTGTCCCGGTGGCGGCGGCTGCGGCATCGACTCTAGCTCTGGCGGTACGCCCTCAATGTCATCCAGCATGAACGGTGGGGGTGGTGCCGCAGGCGGCGCGGGGAGTGCTGGCTGGGCAGGCCCGCCGATGTTCAAAGTGTTGCTGCCTGCTTGCTTAGACAGGAACTTCATCCCCTGCGGCCCGGGCTGAAATTTGTAGTTCAAGAATTTCTGGGCTTCTGGGGTGCGGGGCCGAGTGTCGGCACTCTCTTGCAGGCTTCGCTCAATCAGCGGCGTAATCTTGGTCACGTAATCTGGCCCAAGTTCCACCCCCTGCGCTGCCTCAATCTTGCCAATTAGCAGTCTGGCTATGAGATCAGCCGTAGCCTGTTCGTGCGTAGTCGTCCCGTCCGCGCCTATGGAAGGGAACAGTCCACGGCTTTGGGGGAAAATAGAGTCGAGATTGACAGTCGTGTTTGCAGCCTCATCCATGTCCGCGATGCTGTAGGCACCCGTGTCACTTCTGCTCAAAGTGTCAAGCGCACCAGTTGAGCCCGTCTTGGCCCCTGTCGCCTCAATGAGGTTTCTCAGGAGTTGGTCGGCGGGGTGCCTCATGCTCCGCTCTGCATTAAGGTCGCCAATCCTGTCGGACGATGCGCCAACACGCAAAGGAACACCAAGCTGGGTCGGCTTGTTGTATTCGGGCGAGAGGGTGCCGGGTTGGGCGATAGTGCTTTGAGTACCGGCCCGTTCGATGGCCAGACGAGCCGCAGTATTTTTAGCCTTGGCAGATGTACCCTCGACTGCCGCTGGCAGGGTGGGGAACACATCAACATTCACGCCACCCTTGTCGGCAGCTTCCTGCATCTGCTCGACGCGGCGAATATCCTGCATCTCAGGGGATAATCGCCGCAGCTCACGAATTGGGTCGCTCTCGAACTTAGTCTTGAGCTTGGTGTTCTGCATGGCCTCTCGGCCTGCGTAGGTGGATAGCCTGCGGTCAAGCGGCACCTCGAACGGGGCGGCTGGCCCCGGCTCAATGTCATCTGGGGCGTCAACGACTGTCAGGTCAGGCCCAGCCATCTCTGACAAGTCCTTACCCCGCGAGAGCTGCTCAATCTCACTCTGTAGACGCTTGCCGTCAGGAGTGGCGTCGAAGTCTGGTACGGAGACGCGCAGCTCTGACTGAGCGTTGTAGAGTTCGTTGAGCCGCTGCATCCCTGCGAGAGCGGTAGGATCGACAACGTCCTCTACTGGAGTGACTGCTCCGGTAGCGTCCCGCAAGTCGTCAAAGGCCGTGCTGTCCAGTGCCTTGAATGTCGGCAGGTCACTCAGCATGGCCTCTACTGCCTCGCGGTCGGCAGACGGGAGCTGATTGAGGGCCTCATGGAACGGGGCGGCGATGGGCTCATTGGGGCTGCGCTGCTGCTCAATGTCCAATCGCTCTGCGTATGCCCGTATGCCGGAATAATCCCCCGACTTCTTGGCCCGCTGCAACAAGCCTCGCAGCGACGACCCAATAGTGATCTTCCCGGCCATGTTGCGCGGCGGCGGCGTCGGAAGCAGGGCATCCTCGGGGTCCACTTGCCGGGACAGACCACCGTCGAGTGGCTGTTGTGCTGCCGGAATGGCCTTCGGCGGCTTGGTCTGAACGGCCTTCGTGGGCTTCGGCGGCTTCTTTTTGGACATTAGGACTTCTTCCCGGGGGCATTCTTGTCACGGGCCGCAGCTAGGTCACCGGCTAGTTTCTTGGCCGTAGATTTAGCCATGTCCTCGGGCGACACCGAAATGGGCGGGGCCTTGCCTGACTCTTCTTTGAGGTCGGCCAGCTTGCCCATCTCCTCCCCGATTTCGCTATCGTCAGACCCCTCCCCGTCGTCTTCCTCCGCAGCGGCCTTCCGCTTGTCCGATGGGAGCGACCGCATGGCCTCGCGCTTCATGGCCTGCTTCAACATGCGGGTAACCACTTCGGGCTTGATGTCCGACAGGTCGAACTCATAGTTGAGTTCTACTTCACTCTGGGGTTCGTGTTTCATAGTTCTATGCCAATCCAAATAGGCCAAGGATAGATTGTGAGGTCCGAGTTTTACGCTGCATGTCGGCGGCTTTGCTTTCGGCATCCCTCTGGCTTTGTGCGAGTTGCGACTCCATTTGCCGCCTCTGCCCACTGAGGTTGAAGTCGAGATTGGTCTTGTCTCTGTCCAATAGCAGACTGCTCAAAGAATTAGCTTCTTCCGCGCGTCCGCTACTAAAACGTAGGTCTTCGCCAGCCGAGTCCTTGAGGTAGTCCAGCATGCCCGCCTGGGCCTGAGTGGCCCGCTTGCTCGCGGCCATGTCCCCGGTGAGGCCCGCCCGAAACTGAGCCCCCAGCCCGCCAGCGGCCACGCCCTTGCCTGCGGCAGTGTCTTGGTTGTATTGCCGTTTATCGCCGTAAAAGGCCATCTGGCCCATCGCGTCGTTACGCTGGCGACGCGCAACTTCGCCCGTCGCCTTGATGGGCGCGGCGTATGTCGGTGTGTAACTGCCTGTAGAAAACATTAATAACTCATCAATCCGCCAAGCATCCCGCTGGCTGCGTGGGCACCCGTCCTAAAAGACCCAGTGGGGCTAAAGAGGCTCATAGCCCCCGTCGTAAAATTTACGGCGTTGTCCAGTGCGGCAGCGTTGGCGTTCTTGCGGCTGATAGACAACTTGGTAGCAATGTCGGCCATGCCCTGAGCGCGGCGATTGCGAATGTCTGCCCGAACGGTATCTGCCTGCCGCCCCATCCCGAATCTGTCTGTGCCGATCTGCCGCTGTTGCTGTACGTCTCTGGCTACCGCGTCTTGGCTCTTTCGCTGTAGCCCTAGGTTGAATTCCTGCATATCGGCCTGAGTGCCGACATTAGCGGAGTCCGAGAGGGCCCGGGCAAACGCGCTGCGGCTTTGGTCTGCCGCCCCGAATCCGCCACCTTGGGGCTGAAAAACAGGCTTCATCGCAGAATATTGCTGCGTTTGTGATCCGGCGAGGGGTGCGGCGGTTGGGATGCTAGAGCCGAAATTGCCCGTCAACCCCGGCGTGACCGGGGCCTGCTTCATGGGCGGTTGTGCGAACTTTGGCTTTGGCAGCATGGCAACTCCTACCCTTTATCTGGACAGCTACTCGAATACGGCGACATGCACGTAGTCGCTGTTGTTCTCGACTGCGGTCTGGGCCGCATTCGTGAGGAAAACTTGGCAATATGTGGTCGTGTGATTCGCCGTAACTGCCCGCCCTGACAATACAACTGTTTCGGCACTAGTCGTTACCATCACGGCGTAGGTGGTAGTCAGCATGGGCGTCGTGAAAAACACTTGGTAAACACCCGAGCTGGCCCGCAGCACACTGGACACATTGCCGCTGTTGCGTATGAGCCGATTGGTCAGGGGCAGGGTGGAGATGTCGTCAGTGCCAGCCGTGTTTTTCTTGGCTGAAAACAGTGCCCACGCCCGACACTGATAGACGGGCCGGTTGTAGACCGACAAGATGCCGAGCAGGGTTTGATTTGGCACTGACAGGGTGATCTCTGTCCCTGCCTCTGTTTCCGAGACACTTCCAGCCACAATCCCTTGTGGGGAGCTGAACGTCAGCGGCACACTGTCGATGCCGTTGGTGGCCGGATTGAGCCGCAAGTGCGTGCCGTCCCCCTGCTTGATTCTCAGACTCACCATCGTCTGAGAGGCGTTGTTCTCGACCCCCGGCACAGCGTCGATGTAGGCCCCGCCCTTTATCGCAGGTTGCGATAATGGTGGACTAGCTTTGACAGGCTGCGAGTCTTGGTACGGGTGGATGCCGGTTGCGTCCGTATATTGCACCGGACTATCCCCGAGAGTGTCTTGATAGGGCTGGTCGGGGGAGTAGTCCAGATTCGGGAACTGATACCGGCGAGCGTCGGCGTCGATCATTCGCATTGCCCGCGCGGGCGTGCCGTCTACGGAGTCGCCCCCCTTCGACAACTGGCCCGTGTTGCCGTTGGCAATAGCGTTGGCGACAAGCTTGGCCAGCGGTGCTGCCATGCCCCCAGAAATAAGGTTCTGGATCAGATTGCCAGACTGACTAGCCATTCTCCTGCACTCCTCGAACGTCTACGGAGTGGAGGACAACCTGCGATGGCGTACTGACTGCTGGGTCTATCGCCTGTGAGATATGGGCAAATTCGACCGCTATGTGCCTGTCGGAGCTGGCCATGTCCTCGTAACTCCTGCCCGCGAACTGGGCTTTAGCCACGCCGGTTGCAAGGCCCAAGGCACTGCGAGTTGCCGAGATGTCCAAACTCGTCCTGGCCCCGTCTGGCTCCTGCACAAAGCCCGTACCCCGGTCGCGGTGGATGGTATTGCTGCGTGGGTAGGGTGCGTTGTTGAAGTATTCCCTTAGATCGACGCGGTGGCTGGTGGCCGTGGGTTCGTAGGTGAGGATCACAGATCGGTCTGTCATCCGCTCGCCGTTTCGAGTGTTGCCGTCTGTGAGGAATTCCATCGCCCCGCTCTTAAACGACCAGTTGACCGTCTGATACCGGCGAATGTCGGGGGCAAGGGCGGTAGCGGCTGCAATCGCTTGCGTCCCGCCCGCAGGCGGCGCACCTATAAGAAGCGGCACCGACGAGACAAATGGAACTATGCCGTCATCCCCGGCAGTACCGAATGATCCGTAACCCGAGCCGCCGTCGAGGACGAGAACCTCTGTGACTTGACCGTCTGCGATGATCGCTCGAAGTCTAGCCCCGACGCCAACCCCAGAGGCATTTGAGGGGTCCACCGTCACAGTAGGTGGCGTGATGTACCCGCCGCCAGCATCACTGACTCCAGCCGCAGATAGGCTCCGATAGGCTATGTCAGTGTTGCCCGTGAAGGCGTAAATATCCCCGCTCGCGCTGGCGTAGACGGGCTGCTCGCGCGTGAGCCTACGCAGTTCGCATGAATCGGTGAGGGTGGTCGGGAAAGTCTCCACCCACCAAGTCTTCTCCCCTATCCGATAGCAGAGGGCGGTATCTGGATACGTAGTTGAATTGACGCAAACAAACGCCCGCAGAATCTTCGTAGACTTCTCAACCTTCAAGAAGAAGGTGTGCTTGAGTGAGAACTTAATCAAGTTGTCATAGAAGTAGTTGCCGATGGTGTCGGACAGGTTCTCAACGTCGCCGCTGGCCGATAGGGCGTAGATGCCCCGTTCATCCATGCAATACATACTGTAGTCAAAGATGTCATGGCATCGTTGGTTCAAGCACCCCCGCTGTGCAATGAGGGAGATGGCGGGGTCATCCAGCGGGCTAGTGTTGTAGTCAAGGGAATAGCAGTGGCTCCCTTGGAACACCATGAGGCTAGTCGAGTACGGCACTAGGGCGGTGATTGTGTCGGCACTGACTACGTTGTTTTGGATGGTGATTTCGTTGATGTCTGGACAAGATTCAAACTCATCGTACTCACTGAACGACACAGTGTTGCACTTATCCCCCGAAGTGGAGACTGCGTACCAAAGCCGGTCGCCATAAGACACGCACACACTCCTGTCGGATCGCGGAACGCCGAACCGATAGGCGTTCAGATTGCCGTTGGGCAAAACTACCGGGACGGCGGCATAGAATCTGCGGCTCGCATCGAAGAGCTGCTCGTCAGTTAGGGTGTCTGTGCCAACCTGAGTGATAGCCCCACCTGCACACAGGCCGTACTGCTCTAGCCGGTAGAACACAAGCGACTGATCGGCAGAGGTGCGAAAGAACTCAACCACCTGCGCGCGTGCGGGCGGCTGAACACCAGCCAGCGACCACACCATCTGGCTGGGGGCGGCGGATGCAGACGAGGCAGTATCAACGTCAGTGATCGGGGAGAACGAACTGTAGGTGATGGGCTTGGACATATCCCGCACCACGGCAGAGGTGGACCCGTCGATGGTGGCTGGGCTAGACAGCGTCAGTGTTGCCCCCGCAATGGAGACAACCTTGGCCTGCCACGGGAGGCCCTCACCCTCAAGTACCATCCCCGGCTTGATGCCCGTCGCGGAACTCACGAAGACCGCTGCACTGCCGTTGACCGTTGTTGCGGTGACTGTGGAAATAACGGTGGCAGACCAATCAGCGAAGCGGTAGGCACAACGGTACGCACCCCGCATCGCGGGCCGCATGACAGGGATGAGCTGCGCTGTGCGGGAGTCGGTAGTGATGATCGGCCCCGAGGAATAGCCAGTGCCCGGGTCGGCAACACTCACAGAGGCAATCGCCCCACCACTCACCGCAGCAGAAAGCTGCAATCCCACCCCGCCGCCACCCGTCGCCACCAAGGTCGGGGCCGACAGATACCCTGCCCCCGGCTGGGAAACATCGACGCGAGTAATCTGCGTTTGGGTTCCGGGCGATGTCAGTTGCGATGCTCTGAACGTATAAGTTTCGGAATCGGTAAACCCCGTAGTGCCAATATCCCGCTGCCGCAGGGTGAAGCTCGCGGTGTCGCCGGATTTGAAAAACCCGCCGCCCGAGATGACGGTCGGGAGCGGGCTGGTCAGCACTCGCGCGGGGATGCCCGTCTGCCCGCCACCAGTGGTGTTGGCCCCGAAGTAGAACCGCTGAGAGCCGAGGGCGGTCGCCGCTACGCTTTGGTCGTGGAACGCCCCTATATTTTGGACGGCACTATCGTACCGCGTCATGGCGGGGTTGTTGTCTTGATATGAAGGCCCCGCGTACCAGAGCGGGCCGTAGGCTCCTCTATTGAAATACGTAGTGCGGTTGTTGTTGCCGACGTTGACGACGTTGAACAGGCCGACATGATTGGAGTTGGCCTGCTCAAAGTGCAGAGCAAAAAGTGTCCCCGACTCTAGGCCCGTTCCGTAGTCCAGAATCTCGACTGTGCCGTTCGCTATGCCTGCCGCGTCTGCGGCAAATGACGTTCGGAAGTCAACGATGGGGCGTTTGAGAGTGCCCGCCGAGTTGCTGGTGCTGCCCGGATGCCACCAGCGTTTGTTAGTGTCGGCTGGGGCACCTGTTGTTATGGCGTAGCCCGAAGTCCCGCGTAGCCACTGAGCGTAGCTGCCGTGATAGAAGTTGATGGCTTGGTTAGCCGTCTGAGGCTGGGCGTTCTCTACTGTGTTGACAGGGGTGTAGCCAGCGTCAGGCTGATCGTTCCAAAGCCAAGAGGCAGGACAATACCGCAGCCAGATGCGTACCCGGGGGGCAACGTAGCCAGCACCCTTGCCATACGCCACGCCGGGGGTCTTTTGTGCGGGCGTGAGGGTAATGTCTACGTAGGGCACTCCACCGTTAATCTGCACAGTGGCCTCGCCCCACTGCCACAAGGAAGCGGCGTCCGCACTGGTGCCGATCTGTGAGCGGGCACCTGTGAAATATCGATACGAAATAGTGTAGTAGTCAGGGACATAGGCTAGGCCGGTTGTGTAGCCGGGGGTTCCGCTGCCGTTGACATTGATTACGCGATTCAACGGCTGGCGACCGGCAAACCTATACGTGAACCCCGGCGTGATGGCGGCGAATAAATCCTTGTTGTCCCACCAATAGCGATAGCCGACGATGTTGGTGTTCTCGGGCGTAGGGCGAGCGATGGGGCTGGCCCGATTGTAGAAATACTCACCGTCATATACTTTGAACCTTGTGCTACTGGTGCCGAAGCTGGCAAAGCCATTGCCCGACCCCGTCCAGAAGTCGTTTCCCCCGAGCTGGTAGTTGAGCGGTGAAGATGCGGTCTTGTCGAAATAGACAAGAGCGGAAGCACCTTTCCCCGCACTTGCCCCCTGAGTAATCAGCGGAATGATGGCCGAGTAGCTCGAACCCGAGTACGTGGCGGGCACCGAAGTCGTGTCGCTGCCACTCTTGATGGCGATAGTCGTGTTGGCAAGATCGTCAGTGTAGGCGTGGGTGTTCTTCGTGAAGCTGCCCGTCACCACGCCCGACGAGAACGTCATAGTGGTGCTGGCCAATGTCGCGCGAACATCCCCGAGCGTAGCCTGCGTAGTGGACGTAGAAACCGCAGTTACGTAGGTTGCGGCCATGCCAGTGCCAAATACTGACATCCCTACTTTCACTGCATCCCGGTCGGCAGTGCTGGCAAAGTTCAAGTAGCTCAAGCCACCGCTGTTGGAAACGCTGCAAGTCTTGTTGAGCGCGGATGCGAACCCTTGCTGGCCGGGGTCTGTGCCCACCACGGCGAAGCCCAAGAACCCGCCGCCCTTCACCCCTGACTCGTCTACTGTAATGGTCGGCAGGCCAGTGAATCCCGAGCCGCCGTCAACGACATTGACACTGACGACGCTGCCGCCCTGCACCACCGCACGTAGTTGGGCAGACTTCAATGGACTGCCGCCCGACACAACTAACGTCGGGCTTTTCCAGTAGCTCCCGCCTCCCGAGAGAACGTCTACCCTTTCGATGAAGTAC